GTTTGTCTTTATAGGCTCTTGGTAGAGCTGGGTGATAATCAATTTTTTTGCTGTCTTTGCTACTTCTGAATTTAACTTTGATTCCCAATTCGGATTAGGACGGTATAGTATTGATCCGTAGTAATGCCATTTGCCATGACGAAGACTGAAGGCATCGCCTTTGCGGTCAACAATGATATACTGAGGAATCACACGGATGTCACGAAGCAGGACTTTGAGTTTGCGGGGACGGTCAACTTGATAAAACTCCTGGTGCATACGTCCGTGTTTATCCTTTACGATGAATTTGAATTGTACGGTGTAGCCATGTGTGACGGCCCAGAGTAGCTGCTTTATGTTCTGCTGCTCCCGTTTCTTCCATTGCTTCAGCATTTTTGATATAGGGCTTGCGTCTCTCAAAATGCAGGTGCCAGTTGCATGGAAACTTTGTGGTTCCCATTCTCCTGGCTGAGTATAGTCACGAGGCTCATCGGCAATCTTTTCAGGTATATTCACTTCGGCCTCGAAACTGGTCATTGCTCCTGACTCCTTATCAATGATGGTAACTGTGCTCATGGGCAAATTATTCTTTTTAGATGGTCTAATGCTGCATTGATTTCGTGGATGTTGTCATTATTGCTTTCCCCATACATACGCAGCAGCTCTTTTACACGCTGTTTGAAGGCTCTGTTTGGATGGTTAATCACTTTCATTTCGCTTCCGTCGGTTCCTTTCTCTACAACGATGTGCAGGCCGGAAATGATTTCTGCCAGTTCCTCTTTCGATACTTCACGCACAAAGATGCCGGCAATCTCTGTATAGCGGTATGTGTTGCCGTTTTCAATGACTGTCACGTTCCACTCAGGGCAGCCGCCTGGCTTTGATGGCGGGTACTTGAAAATCTGTTTGATGGTAACAACATTGCTGAAGATGTCAACAACCTTTTGGCCTACCTCAAAGAGAAATGGTTTTACGCTTGTTATGGCGTAATCTTCGGACTTATTCCATTTGTCCCTGGCAATTACTGCACTGCCATCTTCTCGGACGTTTATTGAGTATTCTAACATGAATTTATGAGTTAATGATTCTTTTTTACATCGCGGACCTGATAACTACGGATGCCTGTGTAGATGGTTCCGAGTTGGTCTTTCCCTATTTTTTTGCGGAGATATTCTTTTGATAGTTGTACGATATAGCAGCCGCAATGGTTTTCGTTGGCTTTTATTTCCGTAATGCTGAATCCCCATCGACGCAATAAGCGTAAGGCGATATTGAGATTCTTCTGACTATTGAATCGTATTCCGCAAGTTGGATCAAGTACGATTTTTTCTGCATAGTCTGGATTGAGAATGATGTTTTGTATAAACACTATTCCATGTTTGGAAAAATCCTCTACGAGCATTTTCTTGAACTCAGAGATAGGGAACAATTCTTTTTTTCGCTGCATCCTCGCCCTGAAGCATTCATCCATTAGATAGGTATTCATAATTACTGTTCTTTTAACCATTTACACATAGCTACACACTTGCCTTTGGTGTGTTCGCAGTTGTCGTTGTAGATGCTGAAACCGAGTCTGCGATACCAATCAATAAGGAATGTCCCTTTGCTGGCATCGAGATAGATGCTATCCAAGTCCAACTTGCGGGCAAAGGCTTCCACCTCTTTCATCAGAGCGGTACCAATGCCCTGTTGTCTGTCGGTCTCGAACACCATGAGCGAATTGATATATCCGGCGCGAGGGATTTCGTCATCGAGTGACAGCTTGACCATCGCCCTGCCGTCCGATGCAACGAAGGTGTAGCTTTTTCCCCACCACCAAAGATTTTCGTGTAGTATTATTTCCTTCATTCTTCTTCCTTATTTACTTTGGACCTAAAATCTAATGGGTTTAGTTTACGAGGTTTTTTTAGAGCCAGAATGAGATCATCGGCGTATGAGACTGCATCCTGTGCTATACACTGCCCCATGGTCTTGAATCCCTCTCGATATGCTCTTTTGTGCATTTGTTCCAGGAGTTGTGTATTGATGCAGCAGGCATTCAGGATGGCTTGCATGGCCTTTCCAGCAAATTGAGGGCGATACTGATCATAGTCTATATTGTCTATCAGTTCCACTTCGTCAGGGGCTAATGGTTCTCCCATTCCTTCCAGCAGCACACGTCCATCTTCCAGAATTTTCTTCACAGGTATGGTAATGCCGGAGCTGATGATGCGCCCCTTCAGCGGTTCGTCGTAAAAATTTAACGTATTAGTCATAATCCTATAGTTATTTGTTCATGTTTCTTTTTCAGTTCATCTTCTTTTCTTAGTCTTCGAGGCAGGCCCACATTGTAAATGGTGGTTGCAACTTCTGATAATGGCAGCATCAGATTTCGGGCTGTTTGTTCAATATCTCTGCATCGACGATACTCTGAGCATATCTTGCCTATCCATCTTTCAGCGGACGTTCTTTTTCGCTTTGCCATATCGTTTTACTTTATACTTGGTTTTACCCTTTAGATGTTTGTAGTACCTGTAATCAGCAGGCTTTTCAAATTCCTTTGAGCGGAAGTAGTCTATTGCAATCATTCCTGTTCGTTTTCGCAGTTAATCTGTCTGATACGCTCTTCGCAGATGTGGATGATCTTCTCGTAGTCCAGCAGACGGCTCTCGCCTTGTTTGGTACGGAGTACACGTTTTACAATGTCTGCATCCCAGGGGTTCAGGTTCCAGTCAATCCATATAGACCATGGCTGAATGACATGCTGGCTGTAGTCACTGTTGCCGCGATTGTAACCCCGTACACTTGCATTCAGTATGCCAACACGCTCCAGTTTCTTGTATTCCTCACGATTGATAATCTTGTGTTCGGGATGATTGTCGAGCAATTCAGCAGCTATCTCCAAGGCAATCTTAATGTCCTGGTCGCTACATTTACTCTTTCCGTCTTCATACAGGACAGCTGTCCTGATAATCTGTGCAGCTTCTTTGTTTGTCATAATCTATTTTGTTTCAATGATGATACGTTTTACATTTCCTTTTTTGTCCTTTTCGCAATGATAGGTAAGTTCGCATTCTTCATACAGCCATCGGCGCATGTTCTCTTTACTCTCCAGCAGGAAACGAATCATGGCATAGCCTGCCAACTTGCGATATTTCGCTTCCAAGGGGAAATAGTCGTAGTGCTCCTGGCCGTCATCAAGTGCCGGATTCTTTGGCTTGCATCCACGTTTAACGGCAGGGGTAATGGAAAAAGTCCAATCGTGTTGCAGCTTTTCCAATACCTTCCTGGCACCGTTAATCTCGAATGATTCTATCAGTAGTTGGTTCATTCTTTCCATTCTTTAATATGAAACCCGTCTGCTATCAGGTTACGCTCGAATATCTCAGCTCGCTCGGTATCTTTGTCATAATAGATGTTATACCGTTCACCACCTTGCTCTGAGCAGTCTGTCATCAGAATATATCCGCGACGCAGGGCATTGTAGCGGTGGGATGTCTGACTCTTAGTGTACTTACACATGACGATGTGTAGTTTGGTCTTACGGTCCAGTCCGTAGGTCACTCTCAGTATCTCCTTACGATGAGCCTCTTTTCTGGACTGACTTTTTCGCTGCATCCATTGGCGGTATTTCTTGGGATTCTCCCGTGCCATAATCCGTGCAGGATGCTCACGCTTGCCTTCGCGTATCTCTTGCCACATTTGGGCGGTTGCTCTCTTGCAGGCATCGCTTGGCTGTTTGCCCTTCAGTGAGGCGTAGTAGCCGTTACGTTTGCATACTTTCTTTACCTGTGCTGCTTGTCGCCTCTTGATGCCCTGGAGTCCTTTCTCGCTCTTTTGCAGTCCCATTTCACGGGCAAAGCGGTGGAGCGTCGAATGGCTTAGTCCACTGGCCTGCATGATGCAGGAGTTTTCTATCTCAGGAAACCATTTGCGTAGCCATGCCGTCTGTGCTTCATCCAGCATAATCTTTTTGGTGATACCGGCCATGTTGCGCCCCGATGGGACGGTCTGCATGGTGATGGTGCCTGGGAATGGTTCTATCTTTTTCATTGTCGGTTATCAAAATGGGGTAGGGCAGCAGCGCGTGACAGAGGTACTGGAAAACCCGCAGGAAGCACACTACTGCACCTACCGAGTGCTGGGGTGTACGCGAAGCAAGGTTTAGGACTACCCACATCAGGCGTACATTATCCCCGTAGTGTTATTGCGTTATCGCTGCATTCTTTGGGTTGAGCGTCAGCATTTCATGTTTCAGGGTGTAATATACTCTATTATTGTCACGCTGGCGGTCTTCTATCTCCATGTATTGCATCTTCAGAAGATGATCCTGCTGTCGTAGGTTCTGCATCTGGAGACGAATCATGTCACGCTGTTTTCTTATTTCAGCTTTCTGTTTGTTGAAGGGTATGTTGTCATGCGACTGCACTTCATTCAACTGTGACATCCATGTGTCAAACTCCTGCTGATTACCCGCTTTATGGGGGGGGTATTTTGCCCTTAATACTTTTTCTTCCATAATTTAATGTTTTAATGAATTGATGTTTTTATGAATTGATGATTACTTGATGATAGGTTTCTCTACTGTGCGCCACCATACTTTCTCAAACTCCGGCTCACAGATAATTTCTTCTGCACCTTCATAGTCCCAGACATGGAAGAATGGGGCTTTGATGCCTTTGCTCTTGATATGGTCGTTACTGACAAACTTTCCGTAACGGATGGTGTCATCCTCTTCTGTATAGACAGCAACGCAATCACCTACCGTCGGAGGTAGCTCTGATGCTTTCATCCATGGCCAGCGGTGGATAGGTCGCTTGATCTGAATGTCGGTGCCGGCTGTCGGGCCTCCGTCGGCATCACAGGTGTAACGCTGGCTCTTATCGCCCTCACTAATTATCATGTGGACTTTTGAGCGGTGCCAGTGCTCGATGCAGCTCTTTGCCCAATCCTCTACGAAAGCCTGCTGTTGCTGTGCATCGGCGGCTTCCTCATTGTCTTCATACCATGTGGTAGTTCTTAATTCGTACTTTGCCATAATTATAGGTGTCTTTTGGTCATCTGTTTCTCCAGACGTTCTTTCATGGCTTTGGCCGTTACAACAGCCCTGTCATGTTCTTTGGGGTCACGAAGCAGCTTACAGATGCGGTTTACCTGTTGGGGTGTCACCACCATTTCCGTAGCGGTGTTGATGGTAACACTCCCGCCAGTAATAGGATATTCTTTTTGCATTTAATGAATTGATGAATCTATGAATGATTACCCGAAGTCGAGCATGGATTTTTTCTGCTTCTGCTGAAATTCCTCGTGGTACATCTGCCAGATGTCACGGTAATGGTTGATGTCATCCATCAGTTTGCCACGCATCTGCTTGGTGACATTCTTCTGCTCGTTGATGGCAGCCTGTCGGTTGTCGGTACTGAGCATCTGACGCAGGCAGTGTCCCACAATGGTACGAGTGCCCCAGCCACCGAAGCTGAAGTTACTCTCAGGACAGATAATCGTATCGCCACAATAGGAGTACCAGATGTTATCCTCAATGGTGTAGAAGTTGACGGCATCCTCACCGATAACCATCAGTACGTCTGGTGCATCCTTATAGATGGCGGCACAGAGAGCAACGCCTTTCCAGGTCTCTAACTTTACAAACAGCATGTCATCCAATAGCTGCTGGTTGCGCAACAGGTCAATAAGCAACTCATTGCTGGAGTCTGCGCATCCGCGCTCATCGAAATGGAGTTTCAACTGATCACCGTTATTGCCACCGTAGAGCCATGTAAGGTAGGCATGGAGAATTTTATCATTCCAGGATGGGAGCATCTGGCGCACCTCTTCCTGATCTGCTTTGTCGAATACCAGTTTGGTAAGGTCAAACTCAATGCAGTTGGCCCAATCTCTAAGGTAGGGTTCAGGTGACAGGCGCACACAGTTGCTTTCCAGTCCTAACAGCTCGTGGGTCTGTGTGCCAAACTCTTTTTGGAACTCATCGAATACCTTATTGGTGATGTTGGCAAAGACAGGACCTAAGAGGTCAAAACGAGCCTCGAAGGTGTCGATGCGCTCTGCCAGTGTCGGCTCTTTCACCTCTGCCAGTTCCACCGTCATGTCACCATCGGCATCCCTCTGCTCCTGGGTCTTCAGGAAGGTGTCGAGCATCTGCTGGCGACGTTTCAGATCATCCTCGGCCATCATCAAACGGATTTTGTCTGAGGTGGCTCTGTCTGGCTTCTGGCCAGGCTTCAGTTCGTTTAGTTTACTTTGGTAGAATTGTTCCAGTGTGATGGCCTTTACCTGATACTGCTTGGCCAAAGCAGAAAAGTTTTTCAGCGAATTGTTCTGCTGATAAAACTCCACCACGGCACAAAGGTACTCGTGGAATTTCTTTAATCTCTGTTCGTTCATATATAAATTAAGTTTGTGGGTTATAGTCTCTTGTGCCTGTTCTGTAGTCTCGGCCTTCTGGCGTTTCTTCCGCTCGGCTTCCTCCTGTAAGGCTTGCTGACGCTCGGCCTCACGTCGTTTCTGCTCGGCGATCTTTTGTTCACGAAGCTGCTGGGCGCGTTCCTTTTCCTCTGCCTCGCGCTGGCGGTTCTCTTCGTCGATCTTTTCCTGGGCCACTTTCAGCTGCTCTTTCCATGCCTCCAGTTTTTCCTCGGCGGCCTTTGCTTTGGCATCTGCTTTCTCGGCCCGTTCACTCCAACCAAAGGGAGCACCCACCAAACGGTTCTCTTTCACCATCCGACGGGCTACGCAGGGATTGATGCTGCTGCTCGATGCAGGGATAGTCCTGCCGTCTGGATGCTTCCAGATTTGATGCTTGGTGGTACGGTCGAGTACAAAGCCATTCTTTTTCAATAGCCGCTCCCAATCTTTCTTGCTGATGTTATGTAAACCTCCCATAATTATTCTGCATGTATAAAACCGTCTCTCGTTTCTTCGTCACAATGCTCAATAGTCTGGGTGTCTCTGCTGGGGCAGAAGGCACCGTATTGGTCGAATCGCTCACAGATACTTGCTAAACCGCAGTTTACATCGTGACATTTCATTGTTATTTGTTGTTGGCTCATAGGTTAATAGTAATAGTAGTAATGCCTTCTTTCACTTTGATTTCGCCCGTCCATCCCCTGCGCTGCAATTCCAGTGCAAGCTCTTTGTCGGTAAAACTGTCAAGTGTAATCTTTTGTTCCAGGGTAGGTGATGTTTTGCCCTGGGTGCTTGTGATATGGCCTCGATCCATCAGCAAAGGTAACTCCTGCTCTGTTGGGTTGGCCTCTGGTCTCTTTTCGGCCTCCTTTTTTGAAACATCAGTTTTGGGTTTCTCCTTTTTTCTCGCTGGCAATGGTCTTGCTGTCGCGTTTGCTTTCGCCCCGCGCCCCCGCATATCATCCGCAGGATTAAAGGTGTCGATGTCTTGCTCATCGCACCAATAGAAGCCACCGGCGGGACGGCCTTTCAGAATGGCACGGTCAATGTTCCAAATCCCAAGCACTTTCTCAGCAGCACCTTTCTTGGGCCAAATCTTAATCACCTCCAGTGTGCTCATGTCGATCTGAGCAACTGGTCTCGGCGCACGGTTTCGGCTGCGCCCCAGCCTGTCAACATCCTGTTTCATATCGTTATTGTTTTTTGGAAATTTTTGGTCTGTTTTTGGCAATTCCTGTGTCGTTTCTGGAAATTTTTGTTCCAAAACAGGCTCTTTCCGTTCTATTTTTAACCGCTCGGCCTTTGGACGCTTGCTACCATCGGGACGCAAGAATTTCCGTTCTGAAATGTTACTTTTTTGTTCCGAATGTCCCGTGTGCTGTGATATCGTCACAGTCTTATCCTTCGTTAGGTCGCTATACTCAAATTCAGGCTTTACACCTGAGAACTTCAACACATGCACTACTACACTGGCACCTTTTACCTTATCGCTGAATCCCAGCACAGCCTTGCTGATAGCCTCTATCAGTATATCTTTGGTCAGCTTCTCGCATGGCTCATCGTAGAGCGTCTTGAAAAGGCGATCGAATATCCAGCGCGTCTTAGTGGCAAAAACCTTGATGTCTTCCTGCTGGCTCCAGCTTGTATGTGCTTCCTTCAGTGTCATGCCTGATTTCTCCTATATCCTAATGCCCGCATCAATGCTTGTGTCTCTTTGATGCCAGGAATGTTGGCGTACTCGGTGCTCACGTCTAAGATCTCCACCTGTCGCAGACTGTAACGGGTGGTGCAGTATTCTGTGCGCCACATGCCGGCCACATCGTCGGCATGTGTTGGCAGCCCATCGGGTAAGTCTTTCTCAGGATCACGATACCAGGCCCGTGTCTTCCTGAAGGCTCCATCCTGCACTTCCATCTTTACGCAAACATCCGTGTCGATGTTGCCACTGAGCCAGTGGATAGCCTGTGCCGGTTCGTCGGGTGTAAAGCAGAAGCCACGGCTCTCTGTGCGAAAGCCTTTATGTTTGCTCTCGTTGATGAGCGTCTGCCCTGCTTCCAGTCGCCGCAGTTCCTCGCGGCTCATAAATCGGTAAAGTATCATTTCGTGTTCAGCAGATTAAAACCTTCTTATACTACAAATCTCGCTTGCAAAGATACGAATAAAACCCCGATTTGACAAATTAAAACAGAGTTAATTTAGTAAAAAGAAACAATTTTTGCATTTTTACCAAGATTTTTAATCAGATTTCCCCTAAAATTCATTATCTTTGCAACCGAAATCCGATTTTTAATCTGTTCCCAAAATGGCAAAGCAATATTATTACTACAAATGTGATGAGTATAGCAAGGTAGGCCGTGCCCTTGGTAAGTTCTGGCGCAAGGTCGTTCAGGCTGCCTATCGTGCCGATGCCTATGCTAAGAAGTATGGTGCCTGTAACTATGAGCAGCCCGTCCAGTTCTTTGAGGGCGGCGTTGACTATCTGATTTTTGAGACTACCCCTGATGAGCGTGTTTGGCGTAAGAAACTGGTGGCAAAGGATGGTACGGCTCTCTATGAGCCTAACTGTATGTACCGTGCAGACATTCTGGTGATTCCTGATGACCGTTTCCATCCGTCGAATACCTGGAATAAGATCTACTCAAAGAAGCACCTGACATGGGAACAGGCAAAGCCGCAGAAGACGTTAGACCAGTGGGCGGCCATCGCTAAGATGAAGCGTACCGATGACCGCGAGAAGGATGCAAAGGCTCTCGATGAGCGTATGTCTCGATACTCCTTTGTGTCGTATCTGGAGTTTTATGGTGATGAGTCTGTGCCTCGCAATATGAGCAAGGCTGACTGTCCGGCATGGCTTCGTCGTGCCATCCGTGCCGAACAGGACCGCCAGGCATTGCCGGTGGTAGAAGTTTATCCGCTCTTTGCTTTGCTGGATATGAAGCCAGAAGGTGAAGGCGTAGTAAACATGTCGGTAACGCCTAATTTCTTCCTGTATGGTGACAGTTACTATATCTGTGCTGAATACCCCTGCTTTGCAGAGGGCTTGCATACCATTATGGAGGGGCTATATACCTATAAGCAGAATATGGCTCTTCGTCAGGAGAAAGCAGAGTCTTAACCTCTATATATAATAATAATGTATGGGTAAGAAGAAAAAGGACGTTTACGAGGAAGCAAAGCGCGAGGGTGCTACCATTGAGGATTATATCATTCCTCAGAAGGTGCAGGCGTTCATAGATGCCTACGAGCCGGTGGCACAACAAAAGTTTGCGACTACCATCTTTGATGAAACCAAGCTCCGTGCTTTCTTCAAGGCGTACATTACGACGCTGGGCGATCCGCTCGTGGTCTATCTGACCCGTCTCGAAAATGCAGGCTTTAAGATGCAGGTATCTACTCAGAATGAGCCTGCTATCTTCGTTACAGAGAAAGCCGTCGGTGGCTTCTCTATGCTGGAAGCGTTATAACTGATGAATTGTTTTTCATAAGAGATTTGTTTTAGTAGATTAGTTTTTAAGTAGTTTGTTTGGTACAGCGGTATCTCAGAAAATCAAAGGTAATTCATGGTATTAGATTTAAGGTTGGCCACCCGTCCCGTCGTGATGATGTGACAGGTGGTTTTTGGGTTACTTATGGTCAGGTCCGTCGGCTGCTATCCACATGGCCTCTTTTTGTTCGCGTCCCTGCTGGTAGAACTTTGACAGCTCCGCATTCTGCCGCTCGATGATATCCATCAGCCGATTGCGCTCTGCGTCGAAGCTGGCCTGACAGTCACGCCTTATCCTGTCCTCACGCTCATGGTGCTCACGCTCCGTAGCCCGCATTTCGTTGGCATGTTCCAACTGCATCCGAAGTATAGTCTCTACCAAGTTCTGTTGTTCTGCCGTGGTGCCTGCTGCTTTTCCTGATGGATCCTCCGTCTCTGGTATCAGTTTGTCCGCGTTTGTCCGTTGCCCCAGCTGCATCAGTGCTTCGTCGCGCCGGTGCTGTTGCTCACTCTGCCTGGCCAGTCCCTCGGCAACAACGGTGGCCTGTGCCTGTGAACTGATCTGCCGCTCTGTTATTCGTGTTTCCACGATGCCCCTGCCGCGTCCCTCCTTGATGCCGTAGCCGTCAACGGGTAGCGTCTGACTGTTGCTGTCGGGTAGGGTAGGGCGTATCTCTGCCGGCATACCGTCACCATCAAAGAAAAATCCGTCTAACGGAATGTTGTAGTAGTTGCAGAAACGCAACATTGCAGTCACATGGACGGGAACTTTCCCATCCAGCCATTTGTTCAGTGACACATAGTCACCACACCCAAGGGCTTCCAGCAAGTCCTTTTTGGCGAGCTTGTGGCTATCCATGAATTGCTGGAGATAGCCGTAGTTGTACGAGTAATCCATACTGTTTGCAATTATATTTATTTAACACTAAAATGATACTCAACTGCGATTAAAGCCTTTATATTAAAACCTTTCCGAACTTATTAAAAACATACCCTCAAAATATTAAAACTTGGTTAAAATGTTAAATCTCGAAAGAAAAACCGATTAAAACCTTGTTTTTACAAAAATAATTCCTTACCTTTGCGCAAAAATACAAAAAATCATCCGAATATCAACATGATTATCGAGAAATTAACACAACCAGGAGCGCATTTGAACTGCGACGATTTGACTCCTAATCAGAAGAAACTCCTTTGGGAGATAATGAAACGGCATGGTGCATCACAGGGATTCGCCTACGACCGCTTCTTTAAGGAGGGCTTTGCCCTTTGGGAACTGACGGGTATTGCTGCCATTAAACGTAAGTTCCTGAATGACCATTTTTCAGAACTCTTCCCCGATCAGGCTGCCGAACCTGAAGCATCTGCTTCGATTGACATCCTCGACACCGTGGTAGCCACTAATGGTGAGTTTTACCGTACCCTCGGACGTACCTTTGGCATGAAAAAGGTGTTTACTGACCACATGGGCACGCTGGGAATGGGTAGCAACTCGGTTCTCAATAAGTTTTCCACTGACGATTGGAAAGACTATGAGCGTATCGGTGTGCAGGCTGTGATGCTGGAATTTGAAGTGGAAGTAGCGACACTGGATAATGGCGACTAATGCAGCGACGCTTCGAGAAACGGAAACGTGGACGGCCATTGAAAGACCGTCGAAAGCACCTTCAGATAGCAGCGACTATTGACTATCGGGGAGCTAACGACGATGTGCTAACCTTTGTTTTCCGTGGTGCTGGTCAGCAACTTCTCACTAAAGTTTTCCAATATCTCGTAGGCCATTCTTACGGCATTGCTCGTGAAGCTGTCGTTACTGAGGAACATGACATTATCCGTCGCAACGGAAAAGGCTACTGGCGCATAGCAGCAGAGATCCACGACCCTAACTATCACTTTGCATCGTTAGATGATATGCAGCTGCTCATTGAAGCCACCCTGCACCGCCTCCATCCCTGCACCGTCCACTGGATGCCCATCGAGAAGTTCTTGAATGTTTAGCATGTGGCTATGGCATAGCCACCAAAAAAAAGAAGATATGAAGATAATTGATGTTACTATCGACCTTGAAACTTGCTCACTCGCTGCGAATGCTGCCGTGATGCAGGTGTCTGCCGTGGCATGGAACAGACATGCCTCCGATGCCGACGAACTGTTTGTAAAGGACATCCCCGCCTTTGATGCCCGTGTCGATCTGCGCTCGTGTGTCATGGATGGTTTCGACTTCGACCGCGAGACAATCAAGTGGTGGAGCAATAAGTCTCAGGAACTCAAAGACGAGATTACCAATGGCGACTGCTACCCCATCAAAGAGGTGTTTGAACAGTTTGCCCAATGGATGACTGAGGTCAAGGAATACAGCCAGGCTGATGTAGTATGCCTCTGGGCACAGGGTGCCGACTTCGACATTGCCATCCTGCGCCATGTGCTCAATAAGTATGGTATCAAGTTGCCTATCAGCTACCGTGACTTCCGCGATGCCCGTACCTTTATTGCAGAGGTGGGTAGTCGCATGTTACTGGAGGATCATGTCGATGGCATTGCCGACCATGGTAAGGTATATGCAATGTTACCCGATTTTCCAGAAAAGGCAGATGTGCATAATGCGCTCTTCGATGCCAAACGCACCACATGGTCACTCTGGCATGTAATCTCTTCTATCCCCGACCGTCAATGATGCGCGTATGATTTACGACCCATTGATAGATGAATTGGCTGCGCTGCCGCTAAACCTTCTCGTGACTCCTGCCGACCAGCAGACAGAGGAAGGCCAGACGGCGTGTTGGTGCCCGTTTTGTAAGGGTAATGCCGGCTCTACTCCACACTTCATTATCTATAACCGTAAGCGTGGTGGACTGTACGGCAAACCCGTAGAACACTGGTTCTGCACCAAGACAAAGCGAGGTGGCTATGGTGCCATCGAACTCTATGCCGCCATGAAGGGGCTGGGGTACTGGTGGCGCAAGGATAGTCACTCAGCACAGACATTCATCTGCGTGGGTGAAGATCTGCGTCAGGCTTGCTTGCAGCTGGCGATGCTGGCCGGTCACACCAAGGAAGAGGTGGGCGAGAAATGGCCACAACTGCTGAAACGTGACTACCGAGAGACGGCCATCCGTCCCCAGGAGCGTGTTACATTTGAACCGAAGACGGGTTTCACGCCGCAGGACCTTGCAGCACTCGGCTGTACTACCTGGCTTGACTATGACGGTGTGGAGCATTACGGTTTCGAGACGGGTAATAAGGATGCCGGTTGGCATTTCGATCCTGCCGACATCCAGCGCGACTTTAAGATCTCAGCTGTCGGTAAGGTGACGCTGCCTGCCGTCAGTCGTAAGGGCGAGCCTGTATCAGAGGTGTTGGTGAGCACACCATGGAACCCTATCTTTGTGGCTCTCGTGGATGATGAGACTGAGGATAGCGGCTCTATTTTCTTCCCTGCCCTGGGCATACCGCCTATGGTGTTCTGCAATACCGATGAGCACACATCGGCCAAGGTGAGCCGATGGCTGGCAGGCGATAAGGTGTTTGTCCGTGCATTGGAGTTGAAGACCTCAGAGAATACGGGTGTCCGTAAGGCTATTCAGGAACTCGACCCAGAAGAGCGTGTCACAGAGGTAAAACAGGAGTGGCAGGAGTCTTCAGATAAGAATGGTAACGTGAAGATGGAGCTGGTGGATGTGCCGCTTCGTGATAAAGACATCAAGGCAAAGGCGATTATCTATTGTCCGTCGGCTCCTGATGCCGTGGCCACCTATTATCACATGAAGGCTTTGCGCCATACCTACCCCAAGCAGTTTGGTTCTCGTTGGTATCATGTGTGTTTCCCCTATGGTGCCGTGCCGTTCTCTCCAGTGCATTATAATAAGATGCACCGTTTCGCTGATAATATCTACACCCTTTTCCCGTCGGCTACCAAGCAGACATTGAAAGCGCGTGACATCAGCTGCCGCTATCGTGACGTGCTCCGTGCCGAACTGCCAGAGACCATCGGCGACCGTGCGCACCTCTATTTCCCGCGTCTCTATTGCCATCCCGTGCAGACGGTCAGTGAGTTTTTCCTGGCCTATCAGATGTTACCCCGTGAGGCATACCAGAATGACGAAGACATCAACCGCCTCTTTTCATCTTGTATTACGTCGGCTCTCAGCAGCGACCCCTTTGAGCGCAAAGAGAAAAGGGATAAGAATGGCATGGTGAAAGAGGTGTATTACACCATCAATCCTGCTACCCTTTGGGAGTTTATGGCCAGTGCTGGCTATGCCCGTGATGTGCGACCAGATGAGCCGGATAAAATAGGCCGCTATGTGCATATCGACGGCCCATTTGCCGACGAACTGGAACCGTCATCAATGGTGCAGGCCACCATTGAGCAACTGAAGGCGTATGCCCGACAACTCAATGACTCACGCCCTGGTATGCCTGATGAGTACGAGCTGATGGTGCAGGCCGTGCTTCGTGCCAATAAGGAGATTAACGAGAAGACCATTGCCTCGTTACCCAGCGTGAAACTCAACTATGCCGATGGCTATGGCCGTCATGTTGAGCATTTCTTCTATGACAATGGGGCCTTGCGCATTACGGAGAATGAAATTTCTATGCAGCCATACGACCGCATCGACTTCAATGTTGAACGTGCCGAACTGTTGCATTGGAATATGACTCCGATTAAGAACCTGCCTTTTGAGATCTCCGAGAATCCTGAGTATCGCACCCGTCTGGAGGCTATCAAGAATAAGCGTGAGCAAAAGGATGACAACGGCAAACCGCTCTATACTTTACAGCAGCTGGCACAGGATGATAACGACCTGGCACTTTGGGCACAGAGCCACCGATGGATAGTGGACTGGAAAGGTAAGAATGAAAACGAAATGTGGCCTGCCCTGCGTGTCATTCGTGGCTTCGCTAATGAGGAATGGGAACAGGAGCAACGACTGTTGCACGATGGTAAGCAGTTCTCAGTAGAGGAACAGATGGAACTCGACTGTCGCTTTACCAATCTGATATTCTGCCTTGGGCGTATGCTTTGGCGTTACCGTGACAGTAAGAGCAACTGCATTAGTTATCTTATTGAAAACGTGGTGTCGGCTGCTAACCGTGCTGAAGGTGGCTCTGGCAAGTCAACATTCGTGCGCGTGTTTGCTGGCTGTGCCGCCCACATCCTGAATATCAATGGTCGTGACCTGGTGAGCAATAAGGAGTTTTCGGCTAACCTTGCAGAATACCAGCATCACAAACACCGTGTAGTGCATTGGGAGGATGTGGATGCCAGTCTTGACTTCGGAAAACTCTACAACTTGACAACAGGCGATTTCTCCGTGCGTTATATGTATAAGGACAGAATCACTATCCCATTGTCTGAGGGGCCTGGTCATGTAGTGACTTCCAACTATCCCTTGCACGATCTTGATGACTCTACCATGCGCCGTGTGTGCCTGGGTGGTTTCTCACACCGTTTCTGTGGCCAGAACATTATGAAGAATAAGGCAGCGCGTTATATCTCTGACATTATGCCGGACTTTAACGCTGTGTCGCCTGAAAAACTCTCTGCATCGTCACGCAACCAGATAGCCATGATCTGTGCGCTGGCGGTGCAGTTTGTTATGCGCTACGATGAAAAGGTGGATGCCCAGAAGAAATACATGGAAGAGCGTACCCTTACACAGACGCTTACGCCTCAGTTCCTACGCTTTGCCCGTGTGTTCTTTGCCCAGGAGCATGTCTATGGTGTGCCTATCGACCTCGATTCCATGCTGGAGGAATACAAGGCCGACTTTGCAGAAGCCAGCAAGAGCCGTGATGATTCCTTCTCACCGAAACGCTTTAAGGAGCGTGTGCTGTCCTACTGTGAGACGGCTGGCATTCAGATGAACCCGCCGCAACTCTTCAAGAAAGCGGATGGTAAGGTGCTGAAGAAAGCAGAACAGACCAACTACTTTGCTCATCAGGCATGGCGTACCCGTCGCTACTTTGATGGGCGAGAGTGGGAGGATGACCAGACTATCCAGCCGAAACAGATACGCGAATTGACCCGTACAGAACATGCGGTATATTTCTATCGCATTGGTAAGGATCAGATACCGGCCAATAACGACGAACTGATGAAAAAGTATGCCGTCTTTATCACTCAGCCCGACCCAGCACCGATTACTGACGATGACGGTAATATCGTGACACTGACAGAAGAGGAACAGGCCCGCTGGCGTTCTTATCTGGATTCCCGTCAGCGTAAGCGTGTGGCTGGCGGCTCTGCCGTGCCTACGACTGCCACCGCAACCGATGGCTCTCCGTCGGCTCCACCCCAGGAAGATGATCTGCCCTTCTAACTCGAAATAACGTAATAACGTAATAACAACAAAAAACAAAAAAGATTATGGCTCGTTACAGATTTTCTATCGACGTAGGCACCTTTATTGGTGCAAGGTTTTTGAACTTAACGCTTACCGAGGGTGGCAAACCCATCCCTGGCATCTTCATCCCTGCCGGAATCAATGGCATTGAAGTGCAGACTGACAGCCGCGATGAGGGTAAGCGTAATCCATCCGGCATCCGTGCCTTCCTGAACTTCCAGCAGCGTATTTGTAACAACAAGTACATCGACGCTGTGAAGCAGTCGCTCATGCGCAAGGGAGAGGAAATTACTCTCTATAATGTGCCCGCTTATCAGGTGGCCTACACTCTGCCTGAAGAGAAGCGTAAACCTATCCGTGAGGCATTGAAGAAACGCATCCTGGCCGAACATCCTGAGTGGAAGGATCAGACCGACACACAGGGTACAGACCTCTCTCGTGCTATCTCTACGCTGATGCCCTATCAGGTAGGCGACTCTTATCTCATGGAAGAGCAAAACGCACAGCAGCCGCGTAATGCTTCTACACCTGTTTCGCAGGCTGTTTCTGGCTATTCCTCTCCTACCTCTAATGACTATGACCCCTTTGGTGGTGAACAGGCTCCCGATGATCTTCCATTCTAAACCATAAATTCGCAAAGATATGAAATTTAGTGTTTCCTCCCGTGAGTTGCTGCGCATCCTGAAGGCTACTGGTGCAGTCATCCTCCGTAAGAATAGCCTTCCTATCCTGGCCGACCACCTCTTTACTCGTGATGGTGATAAATTCTTCATCACTGGCTCTTCACAGGAAAATTCGTTGACGATGCCTATTGGTATCACGCTTGAAAATGGCAGCGACTTCCAGCCGTTCTGTCTGTTGGCCGTTGATATTATCCCGCTGCTTGGTGCTCTGCCAGAACAGCCGATAACGGTAGAAGTGGATATGAGCAACCATATTGCTAAGATCATCTACCAGAGTGGCCAGGTGTCGGTGCCTGTCGAAGACAGTGCAGAATATCCGCGTGTGTCCGATGTCAAAGAACCGAAGACTTCTTTCGACATCGAGGCCAATATTTTCTTCCCTGCTGTAAAGGCTGCCAACGGCTGTACGGCTATTGATAGTACGCTGCGCCCTCAGATGTCTGCCGTTGCTCTTGACGTACAGGATGAGGGTGTTGTGTTCGTTGGCTCTGATGGCCACTCGCTCTATAAGTATTCCTATCAGCATGGCGCACCGTTCCTGACGGGCAGTAAGGTGGTTATCCTCATTCCCAACACCATTGCAGGACAGCTTCAGGCTCCCTTTGCCGGTGTTGAGACGCTGACCATCCAGCATGACGGTAAGCATGTATGCCTGAAGGCTGGTGATATCTCCTTTACCATCCGTGACATCGAACAGAAGTACCCCAACTACAACTCTGTCATTCCAAAGAACAGCCCTTATCATGCCACTCTGCCTGTGGCTGCTCTCGCTGGTGCCGTGAAGCGTGTGCAACTAATGGCCAGTGATGCGTCAAACATGGTGAAGCTCTCCAAGGAAGGTATGTTCCTGAACCTGTCGGCTGAAGACTACGACTTCTCGAAGACGGCATCAGAGAACCTGGAGCTGGCAGAGGTGGATAATCCGCTGACTATCCCCGATGGATTTGCTATCGGCTTTAAGGCTTCGGCATTGCTGATGCTCCTGGGCAATATCTCTACCGACAATGTGACGTTGCAGTTCTCTGAACCCTCTCGCGCTATTCTGGTCCTGGAGGATGCTCCTAACAGTGCCCTCGTGGAATTGTTGATGCCCATGCAGCTGAATGCCTAACGCTATGAAGTCAATCTGTCAATGTTTCTATCAGACGGTAGGCCACACCTTTTACTACATCTTCAATGATGGCACCGTGCGCTCTACGCGCAATGTTCTGTCAGATCATAAGACATGGAAGGTGATAACCTCTTACAATGGTAAGGGCTACCGTCGCATCCGCATAGAAGGCAAGACGTTCAAGGTTCATCGTCTTGTGGCCATGGCCTTTGTGCCTAACCCAGATAATCTGCCTTACGTTCTTCATATTGATGGCGACCGCGAGAATAACAACTATACAAACTTGAAATGGTCAGCAACACAGAGCAACCATGAAGTTAAGTAGAGTATTGTATCATCACAATCGGCATGGTGGCTTGTGCCACAACTCACCTCGCCTGCATCGTGTCATCCGTAATGTCTGTATCACTGCTGGTGATTGTGGTGGGTGGTATCATCCCATCCACCCCTCAGACATAGGGCTGAATATCCTGCGCATCCTCTCCGTGGATCCTTTCGACCTTTATACGTCACTCCCCGCACCCCAGGGTAAGGATAGCAACTCTTATATTCGTGGTGACATCCGCTTTCGCCTCTCCCTGCTCCAGCAGCTACTAATGTTAATTCTAATCGTGTTATTATCTGTCTTATGATAAAACTCTTATACATAGATTTGTTTTGTGGAGCTGGCGGTACGTCAACAGGGGTGGAGTATGCGCGTCTTGATGGAGAGAAATGTGCAAAGGTGGTTGCGTGTGTCAATCACGATCCTAATGCTATATTGTCTCATCAGGCGAATCATCCTGATACGCTCCATTTTACTGAGGATATTCGTACTTTGGAGCTGTCGCCACTCGTGGCTCATCTGGAAAAGATGAAAACGCTCTATCCTGAAGCACATGTGGTTTTATGGGCTTCTTTGGAGTGTACGAATTTCAGTAAGGCAAAAGGTGGCCAGCCTCGTGATGCGGATTCTCGTACTTTGGCCGAACATTTATTCCGATATATTGAAGCTATCCAGCCTCAGTATATTCAGATAGAGAACGTAGAGGAATTTATGTGCTGGGGTGAACTTGATGAGCATGGTCATCCTGTCTCTCGTGACCAGGGGAGTTGCTATCTTCGATGGGTCCGTAATGTTTGCGGTTATGGCTATGATTTTGACTGGCGCATACTCAACGCTGCCGACTTTGGGGCTTACACATCCCGTCGCCGTTTCTTTGGCCAGTTCGCAAAACATGGATTCCCTATCGTCTTCCCTATTCAGACGTATGCTAAGAATGGTGATGACGGTGGAATGTTTCATCAATATAAGAAATGGAAGCCTGTGCGTGAAGTGCTTGATTTCTCGGATGAAGGAGAGTCCATCTTTACGCGAAAGAAACCTCTCGTGGAAAAGACGTTGGAAAGAATCTATGCCGGTTTAATAAAGTTTGTGGCTGGTGGTAAAGAGGCTTTTATCATTAAGTATAATTCTATGAACCGCTCTGGCAGTTATGTAGCACCGTCAATAGATGAGCCGTGCCCTACTGTAGCCTGTCAGAATCGTCTCGGTATGGCCCAGGTACACTTTCTTTCCAAGCAATTTGGAGGCAAAGACCACAATGCTACTATTGATGCTCCTGCTGGTACTATCACTACGAAAGATCATCATGCTTTTGTGACAGCTTATTATGGAAACGGCTATAATTCTTCAGTCGATGAGCCGAGTCCTACGGTTACGACAAAGGACCGCATATCACTCGTTAAGTGTTTCCTGGCAAACCAATTTTCAGGAGGTGGCCAGGTGAGTGATGTTAATCAGCCGGCACCAGCTATTTTGACAAACCCGAAGCAGAATATTGTCAACTGTAATACATTCTTGATGAATCCGCAGTTTGCTTCAAAAGGTGGTAGCGTGGATAACCCGTGTTTTACATTGATAGCTCGAATGGATAAGATGCCGCCATATCTTGTTAGCACAGAACAGGGTAAGGTGGGTATCGCTATCTTTGAAAATGATTCTCCGATGACCAGGCAAATAAAGGAGTTTATGGCCCTTTATGGTATTGTAGATATAAAGATGCGTATGCTGAAAGTTTCTGAACTGAAAAGGATCATGGGATTCCCTGAAGCCTATGTACTTATCGGTACACAGTCAGAACAAAAGAAGTTTATTGGGAATGCTGTAGAGGTGAATATGAGCCGAGTGCTTTGTGAGGCTTTATGTCAAAAATTATCTAAACAAAAAAGTATAGCAGTATGAAAAAATTGAAAGTTCCTATCGTAAACAAATCCAGGCATCCTATGCCAGAGTATGCAACCCCTCAGTCTGCCGGACTGGATGTAAGGGCTAATATCGACGAAGATATTGTATTGGAACCGCTTTGTCGTAAGTTGATACCTACTGGCCTTTATATGGCTTTGCCTGTGGGGTATGAAGCCCAAGTGCGTCCTCGTAGCGGTTTGGCTTTGAAACATGGCGTAACTGTGCTGAATAGTCCTGGCACTGTGGATGCTGATTATCGGGGTGAAATCGGTGTAGTTCTGATAAACTTTGGTAATGTGCCATTTACTATAAAGGATGGTGAACGTATTGCACAGCTTGTTATAGCAAAGCATGAGCATGTCGTTTTTGATTCTGTAGATGTCCTCGATGAGACAGAAAGAGGAACAGGTGGCTATGGTCATTCAGGAGTGAAATAATAGACTTGATATTATTTTGTTGGTCCCTTAAAAATCTCTTGCGCCCGCTGGTTATCCAGCGGGTTTTCTCTTTGTCCCTACCTCCCGCTATTTCTGCACTATCTTTGCCTAAAATAAACGTGATTTTATATGGCAGATACAAAGAAATCCGAGGTAGTCATTACCTGTAACGCCCAACAGCCAAAGGCCGCTGTCCGTGCTATGGAAACGGAGTTGAAACGTCTTCAGTCTGCATACAAACAACTTTCCGACGCTGGTAAGGCCGGCACAGAGAGGGCAAAACAGATGGCTCACGAAATCAAGGAACTCTCCATCGCCGTGAAGGAGGGTAAGGCCAACATGGATAAGATTGTTACCGTGACAAACAATCTTTCCAACTCTTCCCTGTCACAGCTGCAACGTGCTTTGCGCCAGGTGAAGAAAGAAATGGGCCGTGTCAGCACCGATTCGCCTAAACTCGATGACCTGCGCCAGAAGTACAAGGCCATCACCGACCAAATCAAAATCCTTCAGGGCGAAATGGTCAACATTCAGAAGCACATGGGCAACCTCTCCCAGACTTCTGACGCATGGCTTTCTCGTGCCATCAATCAGCAGAAGCAGCTCGTGGCTCAGACTGACAAAACGAATAGTGGCTATCAGCGTCAGGTGGATATTCTGCATCAGCTTCAGGCCGAACAGCAGAATAGGGCAATGGCTACCGTATTGAATGGTGGTGCTACTGCTGATGATCTCCGTGCCGCTCGTGCCTCTATCACGTCTTACCGTGACCAGTTAGGTAAAGGTGGTATTATGCCTGTTGGTGGTGACGTGGCACGGGAAATTGAAGCCTGTAATGTCGCTCTGAAGAAATGTGATGAGCAGTTGGATGTTATTGCCGGTAAGGAGAAACAGATTGAGCCGACCGTGCAGGAGATAGAGCAGGATATCACGAAATTGGTTGGTAGTCTGGCTAACGCCTCTCCTGAACAGCTCCGTAAGGGTTTGGAGCAATGCCGTAACCAACTGGATAAGATGGCTTCCAACGACCCAAACCGTCAGAAGTGGGTTACTTGGGCAAAGCAACTGAAGACGGCTCTCGAAGGTGTGGACCGTGAAGCCGTTGACATCGACAAAGTGATGCGTAACCTCAAAAAAGAGCCATTGGAGAATCTTCGTAAGGCTGCAAAGCAGTTGGAAGAGGAAATGGTGAAACTGAATCGTGAGGATGCAAAATATAAGGATCGCCAGAATCAACTACAAAAGATTCGTGGTGAGATAGATAGTGTTACGCGCTCTATCAATAATCAGGCTTCTGCATGGAGTACGACGTTTAGAAATATCTCCATGTACTTCGGTGTGTTCCAGCTCTTCTCGATGGCACAGCAGAAGCTCCAAGAAATGCTCCGTAGTAATCTGGCTTACTCTGACCAGTTGGCAGACATCCGTAAGGTGACTGGACTGGCTACTAAGGATGTGAACGAACTGGCTGAAAGCATAGCGAAACTTGATACGCGCACAAGCATTCAGGAATTGTCAGATTTGGCGTATCAAGGCGGTAAAATGGGATTTGGAAAATACGGTGTGGAAGGTATGGTCGAATTTGTCCGTGCTGCCGACCAGGTAAAGGTGGCTCTTTCCGATGACCTCGGCGAAGATAGCCTCTTGCAGATTTCAAAGCTCATTGATACGATGGGCCTCATTCCGAAACTCGGTGTAGAAAAGTCCATGCTGTCTGTAGGATCTGCCATTAACCAACTTGCGGCCACTTCTACTGCCAGCGGTACGCATATCGTGGACTTCTCGAAACGCCTTACTGGTCTGTCGCGTATTACAGGAATTACTACGCCGGAACTTTTGGCATTGGGAAGTGCAGCGGATGCTTTAGGGCAAGCTCCTGAAGTTGCAGCCACGGCTTTTGGTAAGCTCTTCACGTCTTTGCAGACCAATCACAATCTGATAGAGCAGCAGCTGAACATGGAGAAAGGTACAATCAATAATCTTTTCTCACAGGGTAAGGCAATGGAGGCCATTCTGCAAATCATGGAAAAGATGCGCGAGAAGGGTAACATGAATGCGCTGGGTAACATCTGGAAGGATCTCGGCTCTGAGGGTCAACGCTTGATAGGTGTGATGGCCACCATGTCGAAGAATGTAGATACTGTACGCGCACATGTAGAGGAAGCTAACGAAGCGTTTGAAGAGGCAACATCGCTGACCACGGAGTATGCTATGAAGCAGGAAACGGCTAATGCCATTCTTGAACGTGCCAACCAACTTTGGGTAAGAACATTCGTGAACCCAGAGGGTGTTGACACCGTGAAGGAACTGTCGCAGGCTTGGTATGACATGAGCCAAAAGCTGACTTCTTCGGCTCTCTATATGGGGCAGATAAGGCTCGTGCTGACAATGATTATCGCTGCCGTGAAGTTGCTGGTGGTTCTGTTGCCTACGCTTATCCAGTTCCTATTGTTCAAGGGTGCCTATATGGGCGTGATGGCTCTCTATCGTGGTTTCGTGGCCATGAGGACTGCCATTATCGGTGCTATGGTAGCACAGCAGGGCCTTAATACGGCTATGAAGGCTAACATCTTTGGACTGGTAATCTCTCTGATTGCTTCTGCCGTCGTTTGGCTAACAAACTATGGAAACGCTGCCGATGATGCTGCTAACAAGCAGAAAACAATGAACGAGTATATCAAGGAGGCTGCTGCTGAGATAGATAAAGAAACTCGTAAATTGGAATCGTATAAGCGTGTTCTGGAGGACGCGAACACGTCACAGGCACAGCGTGAGCGCATTCTGAGACAGTTTAACCGTACTTACGGCACCTATCTGAATAAACTCGGCATCGAGGTTAATTCGGTGGATGACCTGCGAAAGCACTACGCGCTCTTGAATGATGAACTGCGCAAGAAAATATATTACCAGACGAAGCAACGCGCTTACGATCAGGAATTGGGTGATAAAGCCGGAGAGTTGGGCAAAAAGGCTCGTGCCTTCTCTGACTTGACCGCCAATAATCAGCGTGATGGTTCCTTCGCTGCATACGATACCAAATGGCTCGAAGATCAGATAAACCAGGCTCAGACGAGATATGGCAGTGTAAACTGGGTATCAATCTATTCTGACATGGTGGAGAGTCGCTTTGGTAAGCGTACTGATGGTAGAAGCGGCTTTAATAACGATTACTCGGTGTTTACCGATATGGCGGGCAATGAGCATTATGTAAAGGCTTATGGTAATGCCATTAAGGAATATGTGTCTGCCTGGCAGGAATATAATAAGACGAAAAAGAGTATTGATGCGGCTCTTGACCCGCTCATCGGCGATTATGATCCGTTTGCAGAGACTCCAGGCGAACTGACGAATGATGCTGCTGACAAAGAAGCTGAGAAGCGTCGCCGTGCCGAGGAAGCAGCCCGCCGTACGGCTCTTCGTGCTGAAATGCGCGAGGAACAGGATAAGGCCAAGGCTATTATCGACAATGTAAAGAACTACTACGAGCGTCAGATAGCTGCCATTACGGAAATGGCTACCCGCACCGGCATGGACTCAGAGCTTCAGAAGAAACTCGTGGACGGTATGACGGTACGCATGAATAGCGCACTGGCTAATGTGCGTCAGGCTATTGCCGGCACAGAGAACGAATGGGCTGATTTCCGTCAGTCGATGCTGGATGATCTCTATGAGCCGCTTTCTGCTGATGGCACTAACCAGTCAACGCAGTTGCTCGACAATATCATTCACAATGACATCGACCAGCTGAAAAAGATGATTGAAACGCTCTCTAAGGAGCTGGGGCAGAATGGTTCCGTATTGCTCGATCAGATATGGCGTAAGGCTACTGAGAATGAACTGGCAAATGTTAAACAAGCAAATTCGGCATACCAGGCCCGACAAAAGGTTTTGCTGGAAAAGAATTATACCGGCAAGGTAAACCGTGACTATGAGGGGCAGATGGAGCAGTTAGGCGTGGCCGAACTGACTCCCAGCCAGTCGAAACAGCTGATGAAGTGGTCTCAGGAAGGTAAGTCTGAGGACATTCAGAACTTCGTTGATAGTCGATCTAAGTTGTGGCAACAGGCTTTCTTGAAAGCCCGTGAGCACATCGTGGATGTCTTTGCTGCTGATGTCTCTACCAAGGATGGCCAGAAGGCAATGTTTACGTTGCTATTTGGCGAGGATTACAATGGTACATTGTCCGGCTCTGCCCTGGAGTCTATGCTGAATATGGATTTGCAGCAGTGGCAAGTGTTCTATCAGAAGCTCATCGAAATGTCCGACGCTTATACAGATGCCCAGAAGAAAGCCTACGACGAAGCAAAACGCCGTGCTGACTTCGTGTTTAACAACCGTCCTGACATCCAGGGCATCGACAAAGCCACACAGGATCTTTCGACTATCAATAGCGACCAGCAGCGTTTCGGCTCAGATAAGAACTTCACACAGCAGCTGGGAATGACCTGGAATATGGATTCTGACCCAGAGATACTGCGCTATCGCCTGCTGTCGGAAAGGGCCCGTCTCTACTATCAGGAAATGAAGTCGCTCCGTGAGCAGGATAAGATCAGCGAACAGCAGTTGACTGATGCCAAACGTCAGATGATGGAGGCACAGACGGCCATGGCCGATAAGGTGGCCGCTAAGTTCAATGAGCGTGTTCAACTGTTGCAGTCATTCAGTGAACCGATGGCGACCTTTGCCGAAGGGGTAGGGGAGTACCTGGAAAGTCTCTCTGATGATGCGGAGGATTCTAACGAGAAGATGAAGAACATGGCTAAGACCATGCTCAAAGCCTACGCCAAGATGACGCTTCAGCTGATGGCCGAAGACTTGACGCGCCGTGTCACCAAGCAGTTGTACCATCGTCAGGAGGAAGCCGACGAAACGCTGCATCAGCAGACATTGCTCCAGATACAACAGATGTACCAGGCACTCATGCTGACAGCACAGCAGACGGGCGACGCTGCACGTCTCACACAGCATTCGACATCTAACGCTGCCGAACTGTCTGAGGAAGCAACGGCTACAACAGGTAAGGTGGGACTCGGTATTGCCGGTGGTGCTGCCAAGATCATTGGCACCTTGGGCTTCTGGGGTATTCCGCTCATCGCTGTTATCACAGCCTTGCTGATGGGCTTGCTCTCATGGGCTATCTCTGCTGCCTTTGGCGGTAGTGACAGTGGCGGTGCTGATTCTGGTCCTAACGTGAAGCTGGCCACGGGTATGCTGACATACGACGGTGGTAACGTGCAGTCTGTCGGTGGCGGTTCCGCTCCATCCGGCGACACTACAAGTCCCGTCCTCGGTACAGACGGCAAGGTGTATAACGCCAAACAGGTAGGCAAATTACAGACGGGCATTGTTACACAGCCTATCGCTACCATGGTCAACGGCCAGCCGTCTCTTGTGGGCGAGAAAGGCCCTGAAATGGTCATTGGTAGGGAAACAACAGCAGCCATGCAAATGGCGCGTCCTGACCTTATCAATGAGATTGTGAAGTTCGACAAAAACTTCTCTGGGCGTGGATTCCGCACTTATGACGATGGCAACCTGTCCGACTTCACGGTGCCCGATGCGTCAGCAGCGGGTGATAATATGCTCACCTCTGAAGACATCCAGGGCTTCCGTGATACGATGGCAGAGTTTACGGCCATGATGCTGCTGCTCCAGAAGAATGGTCTGCACGTCAACAAATTCGGACGTGGAAGCGTCACTCAGGAGTCTGCCGACGGTGCCGCATTCATGCGTCGTAACTCCGGCGATCGCCTGTGGCGTAAGGGCTAACTACTGTGACCAGCGGTTTTCCGCTGGTAGCTATTGACATTGATTCTTGTACTACATACTGTTTATGTAATTTTTCGGTGGTCACGCTGTGAAGCGTGGCCACCGCTTGTGTAATTAAAAGGTGTGGGATATTCTCGCGCTGAAGGTAATCAAAATTTCGCGCTGGCTCCGCTCTTGGGGTAATATCGCACCCTTTATATATGTGATTTTAAGCACATATTACCCCAATTTAATTACGCTGCAAATTTACGAATTTTCCGCGACATGGCCAAATATTCTGACGATTATTTTCTAATTATTTTCGCGCTCCTGTCGGTATTGTTCCCAGCGGTTTATCCGCTGGGTCTTCCTGGCTATCCCCGCACCCCTCAGTGGCGGTCAAAAGATGAGCCAGTGATGGCACTATCATTCCCTAAAACGCCCTTAGATACTACTTTCTGGCCGCTTTTTAGGCTCCAAAAAGTTGAAAAAGTCATTTTTCGGCGTACCCTCACTATTATTTTGCGAAAATTCTTTCTCGATAATTCTCAAATTTCCGCACCTTAAAAGATAATGAGCAATAATGCGAAAGCTCTGCTTTCTCTTTTGATAATCAATGAGTTGTGGAGGAACGGATGAGAGCAGTTAAGCGGAGAAAACGGGATTTTTTCGTTCTAATTCCATATTTCTGTTTTTCTCCTGTATGCGTAATAGTTTGTGAAAAAGAGGTAAAAATAACTTTTTACCTTAGTATTAGGTATGAGAATCAACAAGTTAGCACTAAGTGTTTTTATCCTTTTTCAAACTTTTCTCATCCTTAAAAAACTTTTTTCCCCGAAAATGACATTAGGTTTCGCGGTAGATGTTGCTGCAAAAAGTTATTTTAGGGTCTGAGGGTGGTTTTGTCACTGAGAGGGGAGAAATCGGGCGAAAACAGAATAAAACCCTCATAAAAGTGTTAAATTTTGGGGGAAATAAGAATAAAACCCGAATTATATTTTGTCAATTCAAGAAAGTTTCTTATTTTTGCATCGAAAATCAGACTAAGAACTGATTAAAACCATAATAATATATAAGATATGAAAGTATATCTCGTCATCCTGAATTGGGTCCTTGCAAGCGCACTGGTGAGTTGTGCGCTGTGGCTGGCTCCCCTCGTTGGGGGCTGGCCACTACCTGTTGGCATGTTCATCGGTTGCATGATGACTGCCGGCATGGTGTCGTGGGAGTATTACAAAGACCAGTCGCCGGAAAAGGAATGGAAGTGGCGTAAAAACTACTTCAAAAAGGATTATCGCATCGAGATCATGGTGCAAGTGGCCATCACCGCCACATGGTACGGTCTCTCGTGTCTGTTTTGGCAGGGGTTCTTCCTGCTGTTGGCCGGTTTCTTTGCCGCATGGGTCCTGAATATCCTCGTGGAATGGTTCTGGGCGGCCATTCATCCACACTACCGTCGCTAAAAAGAAAAGTATGTTTGACCAACTCTGTTCTGTTTATAGCGACTCCCACGATAACTGTGGCCGTTTCGTTGACCGCGAGACGGGCGAGATCATCCAGCAGATGACCATCCGCGAGTTCTGTCTGACCGACCGCTGGAAGCCAGTGGTTGATCAGCTTCGCGCTATGGTGGCAGAGTATGGCGAGAAAGCGGCCAAGGCGCGTGATGACTACCGAGAAATGAAGACGCTGCTGCCTGGTGCCACCCTGTCGGGCCTCTTTGAGTTGCGCGAGGTGGACGTGGAGAAAACAAATCATCGCACAGGTGAGAAGTTCATCGTCAGGGAAATGGTGTCACGCCGTCAGGCACACCTCTTACAGCATACGGGTTTCCTGTGTATCGACATCGACCGCCAGGATAACCAGTCGCTCCAGGATATGAAAGTCATACTGCGCACTTTGCGTCATCGGCCAGAGGTAGCACTGTGCATGAAGTCGTGTTCTGGCACCGGCTACTTCGTGCTCATTCCGCTGGCTTATCCTCAGTATCATCGTCAGCAGTTTGCGGCCTTGCTCCGCGAGTATGCAGCCCTGGGCATCGTCATCGACCGTAAGTGTGCCGATGTGACGCGCATCCGTTTCGCGTCTTACGATGATAAGCCGTATATCAATAACAATGCCATTCCCTACTCAGGGGTGGATCTTGGGGAGCAGATGCTGGCACCCAAGGCCGCTGTCTATACCCAGCGTAGTGAGACATCCGACGAACTGGTGCAAAAGGTGGAGGTCCTGGTGCAGAAGCTCGAAACGACGCATACCGATATCACCAATGACTATGACGTATGGATCCGCATAGGCATGTCGCTGGCCTGTCTGCCGGAGCCTTGGGGCAGTCAGTTCTTTCATCGTGTGTCGGCCATCAGCAATAAGTACAATGCTTCTGACTGTCAAAAGAAGTTTGAGTACAACAGTAATCCAACGACTATATCAATCAATTACTTCTTTGCCCGTTGCAAGGAAGCAGGAATCACATTAAGGTATTAACAATATGTATCTCATCAAACCATCAGTAGAATTATGGCCTGCGCCAGAGCAGTGGCAGGAACAGGTGGCTCGTGCTGCCCGTCTGTGCTATGCCTCTGAAGGTGGGCAGAAGAGTGCCGAGGACTTCTGCGAAATGCTGAAGAAACGTAATCACCTCTCGATGTTCCGACATGGCTCACGCTATTTCGTGGTGCCTAACGTGCAGCACTCTGAGGAAGCCGATAAAGAACATTTCCCGTTGTGGATGTTTACGGCCCTGAATAACTCGCCCTATGTGGGCATCGTATATCACAAGGATAAGAAGGCTAAGACGCGCAACTACTTCGTTTCTACCAACCTTCAGTATCTTATGGATAACCCTCGCATCGAGTCTCAGCTTGTGCCTTACGAGGTGACACTCCAGCAGTTTGTAGGCAAGGCCAACGAACTGAACTTTGTCACGGCATTGGCTCTGGTTCGTTATACGGTGTGTGTGACAACACAGATCAGTACCAGCCGCGAACTGAACCGTACTTCGCCTAACAACATTGCGGAGCAGAGCACCCGTTATGTGAACTTCGGCAAAAAGGGTGGCATCACCATCTGTCTGCCTCACTGGTATAACTGTGCTCACTGGACGAAGAAACTGATGGCCCGCACGTTCTGGAAGTGTAGCGAGTGGGCATATAAGCTGGGGCTTCGCCTCGGACTGCCTGCACAGGATGCGCGTGGTTTCCTGGCTCTTGATACGGCTACCCGTGTGGCCTATACCTACAATGTCTTCGAGTGGAAAGCCATTATGCGCCTGCGTCTGACAGGTGAGACAGGTAAGCCACATCCCAATGCACAGATCGCTGCACAGCAGATTCACGATGCTATTCTGCCCCAGATGCGCGTTTATGGTGGTGAAAGCTCAACTTTAGTGTAATAACTCATATTTTTTTAACTTAAAAGTGAATTTTTATGGAAAAATCTTTGAATTACCCCCCCTGGAAGAGCTGAAGACGCTCACGGAGGAAGAGGTCAGAGCATGGTTTGGGAAAGTCCGTATCTGGCGTGATGAGCACATCGACGAACTGCGTCATCAACAAGAGACGGCTATCTTTAACATCAGGACTGAGCAAAAGGTGGAACGTAACCGTATTATCTGCCTGATTGATCTGAAACGCTCTCAACTGCCGACTGGTGGCAATACTGATGAGCGTGAGCGAACACTGACACTGCGTAACGAGATTCACAATCTCGATTACGAAATGCAGACGAATGACATCAACAGCCGTAAAAAAATTGCGGATATCAAGTATGAGTCAAAACGGGCCATCAATAACATTCAGCGTCAATGGGAAACCGCTACGGGAACCCTGAAACAAGCCCTCGCTTTCGTCTGCAATAAGACTGAAGACTAAGTTACTATAATTATAATTATGATAAACAAGCAATGAAACGACCACTCGCCCACACTGCGATATACAAGCCTGAAGGCCCTGCACAGGAGTATGCTGTCTGGGGATGCAATCTCTATAAGGGATGCGTCCATCAGTGTACCTATTGCTATCTCCGTCGTGGCCCGATGGCAAAGCAGCTCGGCGGTGCTGTGCCTGAGATAGAGAAAAAAGTGGGTGGTACGGAAGAGAAGGCTTACCGACGCTTCTGTATGGAAGTGGATGCTTACCATGAGCTGTTTAGGGCTGATGGTGGCATTTTCTTCTCTTTCAGTACCGACCCAATGCTTCGTGAGACGTATGCACTGACCATCAAGTGTGCTATCTATGCCATGGAGCACCATGTGCCGGTGTATATTCTCACGAAAGCGACATGGTGGGTACAGAATACTGAGATTATCCAGCTGCTCTTTCCGTACCGCTATTATCTGCATATCGGCTTCACACTGACAGGCTTTGACTATATGGAGCCAAACGCTTCAAAGAACAGTAACCGCCAGGCGGCAATGATCATGCTGGAGAGCATAAATTTCAAGTGCTGGGCTTCGATGGAGCCAGTCATTGACTTTGCTGTGTCGTTGGCTATCATTGAGACCGTAAAGGATGTGTGCCGTGAGTTCCGCATCGGCCTCCTGTCGCCCTACTCTGCCAAACGGTATGATTGGAATGAGTGTGACCGATTCATGCAGCATGTCGAAAAGCTGTCAAATGAGTATGAGTTTAAGGTCGTTTGGAAGGAGTCTATCAAGAAATTTTACCGAGAAGAAAAACCTGAATAATGGCAAATAGAACACAGCAGAATCCAGTAGTTAGCTCCGATGAGTGGTACACCCCTCGTTGGGTTGTGGACGAACTCGGCCCGTTTGACCTTGATCCATGTGCGCCTATGCAACCTCCATACGAGATTGCGCCGTTGTCGTTCAATAAGGAGCAGGATGGATTGAGTCAGACGTGGCCGGACGCTGCTGTTGTGTTTATGAATCCACCTTATAGCCGTCCGCTGCTGCGTCCGTTTGTTGAGAAGCTGGCAGAGCATGGCAATGGTATCGCATTGCTGAAGAATCAGGTGGATAATCTGTTGTTCCAGGAAGTCGTTTTTGCTCGTGCCACCTCGATGCTCTTCATGCGTCATCGCATCAAGTTCATTACACCTGATGGCATCACCGGCTCCCCGTTCTTTGGCTCGGTGCTTGTGGCTTTTGGCCATGAATGTGACCGCCGCTTGCGCCGATCTTCCATCCCAGGAAAGTATGTTGTATTAAATATGTAATTGTATTAACAAAATTGTTTTAATTATGGAAGCATTTGATTTTATCAAAAAAGAGTTGCCAGACGTATTACTGGCTAAATTGGATTTTGACGTAGTTCTTTCAAAGCGTCAAGTGGTCGAGAAAATCTCGGCATTGGAGCCTACTTTTGGAGGCATGGCCGTCCATTACGAAAACCATGGACGTAGAGTAGAAATTATTTGGAGCAAGGCACTCCAGGAGAAATGGGCCGACCGCCTGAATGCTGGTCAAAAGGTGCGTTACATTCAAAAGAATAGCAAAGGACAGGTTATGAAGTCTGAATGTCGTGAGGGTGTTCTTTCTGAGTCTGGTGTCTTCTGGGTTGGTACTGACCGCTGCGTTTGTGCCGATTTTGGCGAAGGCTCTGAAACATACGATATTATTCATATAGAACCCATTGAGTAATTATGCCCTACGGAGTATGTAAGATTTGTGGATGCACAGACAATGATCCGTGTCACAATCCGGCGCATGGTAATTGCTGGTGGGTGGATGATTCCCATGAGCTGTGCAGCCATTGTGCTGATAAGACGATTGCGGATGTTCCTGCAACTCAGCATTGCATCAACAGCAAGGGCTTTGACCCCTACCCTGGTATTGAGCGTAAAGACCTTGCATCCCTCGGCTGTCCTTTTCCTGATGATACTGGAGATATGTGTAGTGAATGTTCTCACATGAGTTTTTCCAGCGTGTTTACAGGAGAATGTGATTTAGGTATAAAAATTAGATAATTTAAGAATATCAGGTAATGAATAGATATATTTGTCGTGCAAAGGCCGTTGAAGATGGCCGCTGGGTGCAAGGTGAGCCGCATATCATGTCCTTACAACCGCACATCCATGTTTCACCTTTGGAGTCTGTCAGGATAGATCCTAATACGCTTGGAAGGTTTACAGAATGGCGTGATAAGAACGGTAAGCCTATCTTTGAGGGTGATATCCTGTCACTAATACTTCCTGATGGTAGTGGCCGTTTGTTTATCGTAGAATGGCAACGTCAGATTAGACATTTGGAGTCTTTGAAAGACTTTGAACCAGACGGTAATCCCGTAGAGATTAGCGGATGGTGTTTCACCTGGGGTAAGCATCGACTATTGCCATCGTATATCGGCGAGGTGCCCGACTATAAGCGTATGGAGATCGTCGGCAATATCCATGATAACAGTGACATGCTGACTGATGAAAACGAGGCTAAGATTGCTGGTCAGCGTGAACTCATCGGTAATACTTGCTGTCTCTCAAACAAACCTGGTGTGCAGGTGTTTATGTATGACCTGAAGGATAACAATGGCAGTTGGTTGGCCCGTTGTTTCCTCACTTCTGATGGTGTCTATATGTCCTACTCTGAATGGGGTAATTTCTTCCACTACTTTACGGCTCCTGGTAAGGATGGTATTCGTAAGTTTATGCTTGGTATTAGCGACGGCTACTTTGCCAACAAGCTCTGTGAAGTGGAATGGAATACGGCACCGACAAAGGTAGCTGCTGCTGCCAAGCGTCATGCAAAGTATGTCCTGCCGGTACTCCAGCAGGCTATTCGTGAACAGTTGGAACAGGAAGGGTGATTATGGCCGATTCAAAAAATATAATATGGTCAGCTCAGATCAATCTCTGTTTGCAGGAAATAAAGGTTCCTGAAGCATTGCTTTCTGCCACACTGAAACAGATGGCTGAGAAAATGGCTATGTTTGATAAGGATTCGGAAGAGTTTAAGGAACTCTCTTACTACGCCCAAATTCTTCATGGTGCTATTCAGTCTATGGAGGCCGCTTTGGATGTGGTGTCTGGACTCTCCCTATTGATGGCAAAAGATGTTAAGTTTTGAAAAATAAACTATGAAATATAAACAGACTATACATTTTAATGGAAAAGACCTTACTGGTATGTTTCGGTTGCCGTGTGTCCGCTGCATTACAAAGGATTCTAAAGACCAACCTGTACTGAAGGTGTCCTCTCTGTATGGTGGTGTCATTTGTTGTCATGTTGGCGAATATCTGGTTGAAACATCTGATGGAGATTGGTATGTCATCACAAAAGAGGAATATAACCTGTTCTGTATGTCGAAAAACTATTGAGGCCAAATAGACTTCTATGGAGAAAATACGTTATAAGATACGCTCGATGAGTAGTAAGACTCCTTGCCCACATGGGATGATGGCAACTTGTATAAATTGCCACATGACAACACCGCATTTGGTACATGTAGGGGCTGGCTTGGAACGTGATTGTCCTTTCTTTGTTTCTGATGATATAGCTAAAAAAGAGGTAACTTGTAACTATATCCCTGATTTTTTCCCTATTTATGATTCACGTTAAAAACAAAAAAATGATGAAATATCCGTATTCCCCCCCCCTAATACTCGCCTGGAGCCTGACGGCTCGCGCTCCATGATGCTGCATGTTGATATCATGCTCGATGGTGGTACGCGATACTATGCTACATTTCACAAGCGAATGCCCGTCAGGTTTGACCTGTCACTTGGTAAATATGTGATGGATCTTGGCACGAATGATGAATTTAAGCGGATGCTGGAACAGCGATACCCATCACTCCGCAATAAACAGTATCGTATCGCATTTGTAAATTAACACCATTATGGATAAGAAAGATTTTATGAAAATGATGCTTGGAATGGCTCTTTCCGATTCTGAGGATAAAGAAAAGTTGATAAATGAAATTCAGCAGGCAGCATATAAGGGCCTGTCAGAACTGATGGATAGCATCGTCTGGAAAGATGATTTGACTGTCGAAGAGCAGCAGGTGAAAAGTGCTGTAGATGCAGCCGCTCCTATCGTGTTGAAGATGGCATCTATTTCACGTCAGGAGCGACGCGCAAAAGGTGAGAGTATGACCATCAAACAAATAGAAGCTGCTATGAAGTTTGAATCGGCAATAACTGACGTATTCAAAGCAGGTATTGACTATTGTAAAATATTTGGTATTCTTACCATAAAAGAAAAGGAAAACAAAGAATAATTGATGATATCTGTTGACAACATATATAATATGGATTGTCTCGCTGGTATGAAGCAGATGGAGGCTGATAGTGTGGATGCGGTAATCACTTCCCCACCCTACAACTTTGGCCTTCGTCTGCATACCGGCAAATATACCAAATGGACTCCAGGAGAAACCTTTGGCTACACGGGTCTTCCTGCTAACCGTTATGACAACCGTGTGAATGATGCTCTGTCAATGGATGATTACTATGCCTGGCAATGCCAATGTATAGATGAAATGCTGAGAGTCACCAAAGGGCTTGTGTTCTATAATATAATGATGATTACGGGTAATAAGGTGGCTTTCTTGAAGCTGCTGGGACATTACGCTGACCGCATCCGTGAGATTATGGTGTGGGATAAGATGTCAGCAGAACCGGCTATGCACGATGGCGTATTGAATAGGGAGTTTGAATTTGTGGTAGTATTTGATAAGCATGACTGTAAGGGCTGTCAACTTCCTGTGATGAATGCCTCTCGTGGTACTCTGTCAAATGTTCTGAGGATCGGTAAGAACAAAAGCACTAAGCATCGTGCCGCGTTTCCTCTACTGCTACCTCAGACGATAATACACTATTTTACCAATTCGGGGGGGGTAATTCTCGACCCTTTCCTGGGCAGTGGCACAACAGCCATCGCTGCCATCAAAGAAGGCCGGCATTACATCGGCTTTGAATTGAATCGGGAATATTATAATGATGCTGAAAAGCAAATAAATGCTGAGAAAGCTCAATTAAAATTGTTCTAATTATGTCTGAGACTAAAAAACATTATCGTGTCTATATGGCCCTGGACCTCGTGACAGAGGATGAGGGCAGGACATTGGCCATGGTGAATGTCATGCGTATGTCGAATGAACCGGCACCATTGCCTATGATGACACAGTTCATGGGAGGCATGTCAAACCTGGCTCCAAAGGTGATGGTGGTGCAGCAGCCTACGCATGGCAAAACAAACCAGCGTACAGGTGTTGATCCTGACCTTGATTGTGATGACTTTGAACGTGGAGAGCCTGAAGGCTATTGTGACGGCATGGGGCATTACCATTGTGATGAATGTAAGTGGCGTAGTCAGGAGTCCATTAACCAGAAGCATGAGGACTTCATGCTCCATCAGATTCATAAAAAGGAATGGCCGAAGATCAAAGCCATTGTTATTGATTCTGGCGAAGAGGTAATGGTCGATGACCATGCTATTGATTTCTTTGGAACCAGTTATTATAACATGTGGCATAATACAGCAAATGGTATGACATACCATGACGATGAACTGGAATTTATCGACGAAAGACTGCAAAAAGTATAGTTATGGCAAAGCATACAAAGCAACTCAGGAAACTGTTTAAGCATACTCTTCGGGAGAATATGAAACATTTATATGTGATGCCTACTGGTGATCCTAACAAGGATTTCGACGGCTTTTATACTATCATCGAAAAAGAGATTGAAAAAGGTAAATGAAGCGACAACGAATGTATATATCTGGCCCCATCACAGGCCGTGATGATTTCAAAGAGCGATTTGCTGAAGCAGCCGACATCGTGAGGAATGCAGGTTATAAGCCCGTCAATCCATCTACGATGTTTGGCTGGTTCCAGTTCGTTTTTGAAAAGTTCCCTTATCGGTTTCAGGTGCTCATCGACTGTTTGGTACTCGCATTTACATGTGATGCCATTTATCTGATGGCCGACTACAAATTCTCTCGTGGTGCTACGCTCGAAAAGGCAGTAGCCGACTTCTGTAAGATGACTGTTATCGAGGCCCGTGTGCCCAGCGATTCCAGCGTAGAAATTTCTCCTGTCGTTAAGGCAATAGGAGATTTAGGTAGAGCAATGGCAAAGTTAAGAATATGATGAGTATTATTCGATTTACGCTTGCTTTGACTCAATTAGTCATTGAAGGCAAAAAAGACATGACGCGCCGGCTGACAACTGACCGCCGACAATATGAGGTTGGCGAGAGGGTGGCTCTTGCGGAAGCATACGGTTTTATTTGGCGTGATCTGAATGCTATTCCTGATAAGCAAATAGCCTATATGCGTAGGTTAAGAAGAGTGTTGAATGTAGAGCATCCATCTATTATACCTGCATGGGAAAACAAACTCTTTGTGCGTCCTGAACTAATGCGCTATCAGATAGAAATTACTGGAAAACGCACAGAGCATCTTCAGGACATTTCCGATGAAGACATTTTGCGTGAGGGTGTCTTTCATGGTATGTGCAGCAGCCGCAATATTGAGACGGGCGAAACAGGAGATTATACATGGCTCGATATAAAGCGTAAGAAACTCCCCAATGGTCATTATCATGTCAATATCAAACATAACGTACATAGCAATATTCGTGAGTGTTTTATTGAAATGATAAACCATATATGTGGTAAGGGAACCTGGGAGCAGAACCCAGAGGTTTATGTCTATACGTTCAAACTGATAGACACCTATCCTGATTATATATTCACTAAATAAATAAAACTATGGCAAAATTTCAAGATGTAATCGAATGTCTGAAAAAGGGTGGTTCTGCCCGTCGTATTTCGTGGACTGATAACCGCGAAATCATCCGTCAAATTCCGCAGTGTATTTCAAAGGACATCGTGCCTAAGATGACCTCATTGCCTGCAAGTATCAAACCCAAAATCAGCACTGTTGGCTCTGGTGAAATATCGTACCATGACCAGGTTATTGTCATCACCTTTGTTGATGATGAAAAGACTCCTGCCAGTGCCACATACTTCATCCCCACATGGGAAGATATCTTTGCTGAAGACTGGTCCTGTCTGACACCTGCCGATGAGCCTGAAACGGAAGAAAAAACCCCTGTGCTTGAAGCGTCAGCTTCGAGTGAAGACCAGCAGCCGTTCATCGACACCTCTATTCCCGTCACTATGCGCATCAAGACTTACGAGGATGCCTTTAATGAGGTGAACATCCGTGCCATGCAGGGTGATAAGGTGGCTGAAAAACTCATTAAGGATTTGCAGTTCAATTCGCCTTATACAGACGATCTGCTGGCCTACATCAAACTCCGTATTATCACCTATGCCATCAATGAGGGCTGGGGACCTCAGTTCGTTGTTGATGAGTATCGCTATTGGCCTTGGTTCTGGCTCTATACACAGCAGGAGATAGACGCTATGAACGAAGCGGAGCGTTCTAAGCTGCTGTACGTCGGGGGTGACGCGTATAACGGTGCGCCCTGCGGTCTCGCGTATGCGCGCTCGTATAACGCTTTCTCCCCCTCGACCGCGGACGTCGGTGCTCGCCTGGTCTTCAAGTCTCGTGAACTTGCAGAGTATGCCGGTCGCCAGTTCATTGAACTTTGGGCGGCTTTCTCATTCAAACCTGTTGTGAATGGCCATGGCAAAGGAAAATAAACCGTCGCTTGATCCAAAGGGGATGTTGCTCTTGCAAATCACTCAGCTGTTTCAGAAAAACAACGCTGACCCGCATTTATCGGTGGAGGTGATGGCTGAAATGCTGATGCAGTTGTTTGTTGGAATGCAGGTGCTTACAACGGAAGACATTAACCCGCAGGTCCAGGCTTTCTTTGACAGAATGAAAGCAAAGGCTGCTGAAGTGTTACCAAAAATAGTTGCTGAGAGAAACAAAGCATCGTAATAAATATAACTGTTATGTTGAGAAAAGACTATATCAAAAAGAAGGTGGCTCCAAAGGAGGGCATCGGTATGTTCCTGGCAGAGCGTGTACTGAAGACATGGCATGAGGACTTTGTGGATCAGGACACCCAGGAAATAGTGAGCATAGAGCGTAACGAAGTGCTCTATGACCGTGACGAGAAAGTGGACTCTAAGATGGCAAAGGACATTGAAGAGTATGGTATCACTGAGATCTGCGTCACCAATACCCCTGGTCGTGCAGAGGAACTAAGAACTTTCTGCCGTCTCGGTCATGTTAAGGTGACGATGAAGGGTATCACAAAGACGGGTGTAGTCATCTGTCGTGCAGAGTCCATTCGTCAGGCTATGGACCTTGCAGCAGACTATACCGAGGGAGCCACCGAGGAAGTGTTTGGTGAGCATTGCAGCAACTTCCATATTACTGATGTGGAGATTCTTAATGATATTACCTTTATCGGACGCACAGCTGCCGACATCAAGGCAGAACAGGAAGCATTGGCAAAGGATAAGGATGCACCCGTAAAGATGCCGTTTAAGGTGCTGGCCACCTATGCCCGTGCTGAAGAGTGGATTGAGAATACCAGCAACAAGAATGCTTGGGTCAAGAAACGTAAGTTTGTGGCATGGGCACATGACATCAAGGATGCGCGTAACATTGTTACGGCATGGATTAAGAAGGATGTTGAAACAGAGGTAGGCGACAATAGGCGTGAGACGCTGGTCATCGTGGCCGCTACGCCATTCACCGTACATACCTATCTGCCGGCATCTGTTTGTAATGAGTATATCGAACATCCAGAGCTTCGTCTATCTACCGAGGCTGAAGAGTAGTATCTTTGCACTATGGCTAACATCTATCTACGCACGTCACGTTATGTAGCCGCATTTATGCGGGCTACTGGTGATGGAAACTCGTTACCAATGACAACACCCATTGAGTTTTCACCATATACTCCTGAGTATGTGGTGTTGACCAATGGGCTGCGTATCATACCTGAGAAACAACAGCATCGTGCATCGTGCTACTCACAGTCAGCATGGCAGAATATGCTCCGTGGCCGTCTGCCTAATGGTGGTAAACCGATCATTGTCCGTGACCCGTCGGAGTATTTGACCTATGCCGAGGTTTGTACGCTGGAGGCATTGACCAACAAGACGAAGACAGATGCCTACGAGTTCCTATGTATTGCTACCCCGCGAGAGATCTGCATCGACGGCCATGTGCAACGTGTCTATAAGTCGCATACGCTCGATACCAGGGCCGCACAGCAGCTTCGTGAACTGTTGCGAAATACATTCATTCGTACTTTCCTCGATTTCTCTACCCGCAACAAGGTGTTTGCACAGTCCAATGGTATTCACCGTTCAAACATTGAGGTGCTGGAGCGTTTCCTCATGGCATACGACATTCCCGTGTCGCATGATAAGAATGAGCGTAGTACCCTGCGCCGACTCATACAACGATGGAAAAAGGAGGCTGAATATATGGCAAAGTCACCGGCCATTATCAATGATGAGCTGGTGACGCGCATCGACAAACACGAAATATATGGTGGACTACCCAAATATGATGATGATTAACGATGATAATTAACAATGAAAGTGAAGTATATAAAAAGTAGAAATCACTTGTTAAAATATGATAAATAATGAGGTATTTTCGCGTTTTTTATGGTCACAGCGTGTCCGCGTCTATTTCGTCACTTTCGCCAGTCCAGTGTGCTGTCATTATATGACAGCCCCTATAAATCAATAAAACCAAAAGAGATATGAATAATCAAGAATGCAAAGAATTGATGCTCGATGCCATTGTCCGCGTCGATGTCTATCTGGCGAGTCAGTGTAACATCCCACTGCCGCCATCTGTTTCGTTGGCCAGTCTGAACATGACGGTTTCTACTTTCGGTACAGCTGCTTTTTCAGCTGCACTGTCTGACAGTGCGGTTGTGATGCTGAAAGAAGAGCCGTCGTTAAAGGTGAAAAATGGCCGTCAGGCCGCTGGAAACGTCTATACACATGAGCTGCAAGTGCCTGTGTTAGTGGAGCGTGATAGAGCAGAAGCCCTGGTGCAGACGCTTTTAGGTCAGGACTTCCATGTAGTCTATACTCGTGCTGATGGCTCAAAGGATTTTTCTTTCTCCCTCCCTGGTGCTGCCACCTGCGACATAGAGGAAAGCCATTCTACTGCGACATCGACAACGCTAAAATTCAAAATCCTGTCTTCGAGCCAAACTATTAAGCTCATTCCTCCTTCTGCTTAATATATATAATAAGGTATAACCCTATCTCTTATGCCCGCTGGTTTCCCCAGCGGGTTTTTTGTTCCCCCGAAATCGCGTTTTACAGCGAGAAATAGCGTCCATTCCCTATCCCCCGTGTTATCTACCTTTGCGAGTAGAATAAAATTCGCAAAAGATATGAATGGACTTCTCGAACTTCTGACAACAAAGCTGTGGATGATTATGCCTGAATACGTCCACGGCTCTCGTGCCATTTGGGAGCAAAACCTGAATGGCCGCATAGCACTCGATCTTCAGCAGAAGAAAAAGCCCTATGCCATGCAGATACAGGATGGCCAGGCTGTCGGTGTCATCAATGAGTATCAGGTGACAGAAAACGGTAATACTACCTCCCGTTGGTGGATGGACGAAATGGATGCTCCTTTTGTCAATGTCATGCCGGTGGATGGTCCTATCACTCGTGATGGTGGTGCTTGCTCCTATGGCTCGATGGATCTGCGCGACTGGATGATTGAGGCTGCTAACAATGAGTTTTGCAAGGCTCATATCTTCGTCATCAACTCTCCTGGTGGTTCTGCATGGGCTATCAATGACTTCAAGCAGGCTATCGACTATGCCCATGAGCATGGCCAGAAGGTATATGCTTTCGTGGATGGCCTCTGTGCCTCTGCTGCTATGTACCTGGCCAGCGTATGTGATGAAGTGTACTATATGCACCCAAAGGATATGTTTGGCTCCATCGGTGTGATGGCCGCTTTCTATACCGAAAAGAATGGCACCACCAATCAGTACACCAATGAGACTTACCATGAGCTGTACGATCCTGAGTCTTATGACAAAAACAAGTGGTATCGTGACATTGCCGAGAACAGCAAGAATGATAAGAAGCTGATGGATGACCTGAAAAAGACGGGCGTAGAGTTCCGCGCTGACATCCAAAAGTCTTTCCCTGCTGCTACTGAGAAGCATATCCACGGTGCGCTCTTCGAGGCACAGGAGGTCACAGGCATTCTCTGTGATGGCCAGATGACTCTCGGAGAGGTCGTTGCCCGTGCCTTTGAGGTGGCCAACGGCTCTGCCACTCCCATTGAGCGCGTCGCTCCTGTTAAGCCGGAGGATGACGTGCCAGAGGATGACCCCGCTCCCGCCGCTTCTGCAAAAGCAACCACTACTGAAGCATCCGCTTCGGGTGAAAAGAATAACCCCTTAAACAAAGAGAATATGAAACAGTACGAAAAGATTGCCACCGCTTGCGGTGTAGAAGAGCTTATCGTCAACGAGGAAGGTGCTCACTTCGTGCCCTCCATGTTGGATGCGCTCAATCAGACGCTCGAACAGCAGGCTTCCGATAAGGCTGCCGCTGATGAGCAGGTACAGACTCTTCAGACCCAGCTCTCTGAGGCAGAGAATGCCAAGACTGAGGCCGTCAATGCCAAGGAGCAGGAACTGAATGACTCTCACGAGAAGGCTATGGGCGAGTTGAAGACCGCTCACGAGCAGGAGATTAACAACATGAAGCAGCAGCACGAAGAGCAGCTGAATGCTGAGAAGGAAGCCAAGGGCAAGGTCGAGCAGGAGCTGGCAGAGGTGAAGGAAAGCCTGGCCACTGCCGAGCAGCAGTTGAAAGAGCGCGAAGCTCAGATTGAGACCCTGAAGGGCAAGCCTGGCGACCAGCAGGAGGGTTCGCCCGCCAACAATGGCACTGGTGCTGAGTCTCACGAAGCTACCTGTGGTATGCCGGACTACGACCACAACAAGACCCCGCTGGAGAATGCCCGCATCCGCAAGGAGTACATGGAATCTCTGCAAAAGTAATCAAGTTCACTTAGTAATAACCCCTTAAAAACAAAAAGAATTATGGCTGAAAACAAAGCACCAGAGTTCATCGGTCGTGAGGCTCTTACTCATGTGGCCGAGCAGGTAGGTAAGCAGATCGTGATGGGTCCTGCCTACGAAGATCCCGAATTGCTCGATCGTCTGGGCATTCAGGTTATTAGTGGTGTGCAGTTCAAGAAGACTGACCATCTGCTTGTTCGTAAGGGTGGTACTACCCGTCGTAAGAAGGTTGGTACACCTGTCGAGAACAAGATTGGTTTCCTGAAGGAGCGCACCTTGGTTGCCAAGCTCACCTGGAACCGCTACAAGGACAACATCGACAACTATGTTGAGACTGTCTTCGGTACCGACGGTAAGGCTGGTGGCGACTATCCTCTCTCTACTGTTGCTGTCGAAGCTATCCTGAAGTCTTATGCCGAGGATTTGAAGAGCAATCTGTTCTTCGGTAAGATGGCCTACGAGGACAGCGAGGACGAAGCAAAGCAGAAGCTCTCTCTCTACGACGGTTTCCACACCGACATTGAGCAGGACATCGAAGATGGTATTATCTCTGCCGAGAATGGCAACCTGATTGCCTGTGATGCTATCTCTGTGCCTACGGATGCACATGACAGCACTCCGTTTGACACGGTGCTGGAGTGGTACACCAAGTGGGATGCCCGCCTGCGCCAGCAGAAGGTGATCAAGCTCCACTGTGACGTGCTCCGTGGTCTCTACATCGCACAGGGCTATGCCAACAAGTATCATGGCAATACCAAGGTGAATTATCTGCCAAACGGTAACTTCACCGTGCCCGAAATGCCTCGCGTAGAGTTCTGTCCCTCTGATGCCTGGGGTGTTGGTACACGCCTGATGGCCACTATCCCCAACAACCTCCAGTATGGAGTTGACTCTGAGAACAATCAGACCTTCGTTAAGACACAGTTTGGCACCGATGAGGATGCACAGGATGTGGTATTCCAGATTCAGTCTATCCAGGGCACCCGTGTCTTCAATCCGTTGGCTTCTGCATTCGTTATCAGTGACGGCTCGATTGCTGAGAATGTCATCAATGGTGACTACGAGAACTCGAAGCTGGTCATCACACTGGATGGCGGTGGATCCGGCGCAAAGGTAACTGTCAACGGCGAGGACTACGATGAGGTTCAGGAGTTTGCTCCTAACACCATCCTCACGCTGGTGGCTGTTCCTGGCACTGGTAAGGTCTTCGATCGTTGGTCTAACGGTAAGACCACCGCAACGATCAATGTGACCGCTACGGGTATGCCGATGGCTCTGACCGCATTCTTCAAGAATGCCTAAACCTAATTCCGCACAGGGCGGTTCGCCGCTCTGATGCGGTAACGGTTTCCCTGAGAATAGTTCTGCAAAAAAAGTAACAACCCTAAAAATTAGAAAAGAATATGGCTGATACAGTATCTTGCCCCGCTCTCGACCATTTCCTGAACGCTGACAACTGCCTCGAAAACATTGGTGGCACCTCGGCTGTGGCTTACTACTTCGTTAAGGCTGACCTACAGGATCCACTGGTATTGACCGGCAACGTGTACTCTACACCTGCCTTTAAGACTGGTAAGGGCCTCTATCGCATCGACCTGAAGGATGAGACCCAGCAAATCAAGGGTGATGGCCAGGGCAACAACAAGGGCTATAATCTGACTTACAACGCCATTATTGACGCTGTGAATAAGAAGGTGAGCCTCCTGTCTCGTGCCCTCCAGAACCTTGACATCGGTATCATCGTTCCTGATGGCCAGACGGGTGACACGCAAATTATGTACGATCCCTACAAGCGCGTCAAGGTTGAGCAGGGTGGTATTTCGTCTGATACGGGTGCCGCTTCTGGTGATGACCGTCAGACCTCACTGGAGTTCCACCTCAATGGTGTGCTCTACGACAACCTTTATGTCACACCTCCTGAGACTGGTGGTTGGGAAAGCCTGATGGCTGCATAACCGACTATTCCCCTATCATTGCGCCCGCATCGCTGTTATCCCGATGCGGGCCTTTTTTATCCCCTGTTTTCTGTCCCACCCTTTTCCCCTGTTTCCCCTAAATTTGCTCCTGTCAATAATTGTTCCGTTTGCTGCAATACCGTTGCAGCCCTAAAAATTTAAGTACAATGGATAAAAAACTTTTCACTGAAATGTCGCTCGATGAGCGCAAGGAATGGGTGGCAGAGTTCCAGCCATGGAACGCTGAGAAGTTGCCTATCATCGAATCGGGCAAATTCTCTCATAAGGATTTTGAACAGGGTCTTTCACTGATTGCTGTATTCCCCTTTACCCGCTCTTTCGTCCGTGAGGCTTTGCGCTTTCGTGATTATGCGTCCCGTAAGCGTTTGCTCCGTAACTATTCAGACAAAGCACTTTCTGATGCAAAGGCTGCACTGGACATTACTGTTGACTTGACCGATCCTGCCTTGTTGGTGCCGCATGTTGGCCGTCCCACTAAGGATGAAGCTGCTGCCCGTGCGCTAAAGGCTGAGAATGACCGTAAGGAGGCAGAGGCAAAGGAAGAAACGCTCTTCGGCCCTAAGTCTGAGATTCCTACCATCGACGCTGCCGCTCCTGGCACAGTGTCCGGCTCACTGAATGGTGGCACACTGTTGCATCTGGATCAGTTGAAGTGGCTCTTCTCTCCTGAACTGCAAGAGGCTGTAGAGAATGTCCGTGATTTGCGTTCTCGTGCAGAGGAAGCAGCAACGACGGCCAAGGTGCTTGCAGAAGCCGGTAAGCCTGAATCGGAAGTAGAGCCTTATAGCCAGGAGTCCATCAAATGCACAGAGGCTTACGAGGCAATCTACGTCCGTGTAGATAACGAGCTGGCTGTGGTATATGTGCGCCTGAAGGAAGACACTGCTTTTCGTGCCAGTATCGAAGCCCAGAAGGTCGATCCCCAGCAACTGCGCACTACCCTGCGTCCCTATTGGGATAAGGTAGAGGATAAGGATGCTTTCAAGGCCAAGGTTATTGAGGACATCAAGGCCAACGACCCAGAGCAGAAGGCTATCCGTGAGGCAGAGGAAAAGAAGAAAGAGCAGGTAGATGCTATCGTCAAGTACCTCATGCGTAAGGATAAGCCTAATACGCCAAAGCGTATTGAGACCATGACTCAACGCTACCAGGCTTTGGTGGAACTGATTGGCGAGGAAGAGGCAAAGCCTTACCTGGCCGTGCTGAATGCCGCCAAAGAGGATTGCAAGAAGAATGTGGTGCCCGCTGCTGAAGCTCTGAAAGCCGAGAAAGCCGCCGCCAAGAAAGCAGCCAAGGCCGAAAAGAAATCTGCTAAAAAGAAGTAACCACTGTGCCCAGCGGTTTTCCGCTGGGTCCGTCTTTGTGTCTTCATAAAATCATTAACTCATAAATTCATAAATCCATGAGAAAGAAAATTTTAACAGCATTGGCAGCTGGTGCAGCTGCTATCGCAGGTGGACTGGTTTCGAGTCCGTCAGGTCAGCAACTTATGGAACAGGCTGCATCACAGGCGCAAGATCAGCAGGTGACAGCACAGGCTCCCCAGCGTTACAACAACAATAGCCAGCAGCAGGCTCAGAATCGTTTGCCTGGCCAGACCGTTCAGCAGTATCTCAGTAATCCCTATGCGCCGATGGGTGGTGGCCGTTACTATGGTAATGGCTATGGCATGTCGCCCAAGGAGTATGGCGAATATTTGATGCGTACTGGTAAGGATAAGTACAACAAACGTAAGCGCAAGCATATTGCAAAAGGTTTCGCGTAGGCCGGTGGTTTCCCATCGGCTTATGCCCTCTTAACTCTTCACTCAATGTCAAAACCTTCAGAAAAATACTTCGACAAAGTAGAACGCTGGTTATTGGGTGGCATCACCATCGAAAAAATGGTGCTGTCGCCTGATCAGCGTTTCCGTGCGCTGCTGGCTTACGAGGCATACCAGATTTGGATTCAGGACAAACAGATACGGCCATCTGACGTGATGCGTCGCATTGCTGCCCGTGAATATCCAGTGCTCTTGCAGAGAGCCAGCGAGGGCGACACAAAGGCTATGGAGTATGTAGCCGCTATGAATGTACGCCCTGGTGTTCCGCGTACACCTACCGAGATATCTAACGACGTGGCTCTCTTCAATCATATCATAGGACGTTTCGACACGCCCATTGACAACATCGAGAAGGCAAAGGTGCAGGATGCGTCCGACTGGCTTATTCGTGAGGGGATGAAGATGGGCGACCCGCGTAGTGTGAAGTCTGGTGCCGACCTGAAGATGCAGCTCAATAACAACTTCCAGGAGAAAGAGGATGTGGCCGGACAGATGCCGTCTTCTGAGATCACCATCACTACTGATGTGTCGGTGGTGAAGCGTGACAGAGTGAATTATACAGACGAAGAGCGTAAGAAGATGGCTAAACGCTACGGATTGACCGATAAACAGGTAGTCGAGATGATACAAAGTTCTGATGGTACATGGCAGATGCCTGATGAACAGCCGGAGCCAGAGCCAGAGAAAGATGTATTTTCAGAAGAGTAGCCTATGGCAGAGAGAAGAGACGTTTACATGAACCACAAGCAGTACCTGATGTACCTGATGAATGTACGAGACGGTCGCTTGCTTGGTAGCCGACGATTCGGTAAGACTGATGGATCTATCGGGCCTCGCATCTATCGCGTCAGTCAGTCTATGCCTCGTGCTACGAATATTTGGTTAGGAAACTCCAGAAAACAGCTCTATACCCGTACCGTGCCTGGTACCATTGCCGCCATTGAGCGTTTCTTTGGCATCCGCGAGTCAGTACATTTCGGGTGGGGTAAACCGCCACGATGGGTGCCGAGTCCAATCATCAAACCGAAAACCTGGGATAACTGCATCTGGTTCGCTAATGGCACAATATGGCAACTCATTTCTATGGCAGTCACGGGATCGGCCAATTCGCTGACGGTAAATTCCATCGTGGCCGATGAGTGCAAGTTTATGTCGAAGTCCAAACTGGATGGTGAAGTCATGCCGGCATTGTCAGGTATTGTGCATCCGTTGGGCGACCCGTCTTTCTCTGATGCAAACCCACTTTTCAAATCCACTTTCTTTGCCTCTGATGCGAGTCTGACATCAAAGAATAACTGGCTGGAGAATGAGGAAAGCAAACTCGATATGCACCCTGATACGGGGCCATTGACTAACAAGACCTATCGGGAGATACAGGCTGAGTTGGAAGACTATGCAGAGCGTGTCATCTTCTACAATGAGTTGCTGCGTAATGCCAAGCGTGACGGCTGTGTGCCTATCCTTTGCCGTCAGGATGAGATAGATGCCATCCGTATCAAGGCACAGGCCATGATGAACCACGAAGGCCCGTTCAAGATCCTGCCGAACTATGGCCAGCGTATCAACAAGGCCATGCTCGATATGGCTATCAACTATAAATTGATTGATGCAGAGGAAGCGGAATTGCTCTATTGCCATAAGTATCTGATTACACCTGATCAGGATTTCGACATGCAGATGATTCTTAACTCGAAGTCCTACCAGAAGAAAATCCGTACCTTACAGTGTAACGCTTTTGCGTTTTGGCGTGTCAGTACCTTAGATAATGTGGATATCGTCGGAGAGTCGTACATAGCGAGAATGGCGCGTGACCTCCCTCCTGTCGTGTTTGCCATATCTATTCTTAATAAAAAGGTGGCAAAGACTAACGACGGTTTCTATTCTAATCTCGATATTGAGAATGTGCATGGCTACATTCCAGATGACTGTCCGGCCATTGACAGCAGCTTCACGAAAAAGAAAGCTATGACTGTGCTCGGTGGCTCTGCTACTGAAGAAGAGTACGAGACTCCTGACTTTGGCGAGTTACAGCAGATCAAAGACTGCACCCTGGATGGTGATGTTGTGGATTCGCTGCCTTTGTATATCAGCATGGACTACAACGCTAACATTAACTGGGTGGTGACTGGGCAACTCTATCGCAGGGATAACCAGGAATGTCTCAATGTGCTCTCCAGTATGTATGTCAAGAATGAGCGTAAGCTGCGTGAGCTGATGGGCGACTGGCATCACTACTATAAGCCTAAGATGCAGAAATGCCGTGAGGTCATCTATTTCTACGATGCAACAGCCAAGTTCAAGGGCTATGCCATCGAAGGCATGGAAGACTTCAAGGATGTGGTCATTAACGAGTTGACGAAATACGGCTGGTCTGTGCGACCTGTTGACATGGGATCACCGATGGCCCACGAAATGAAGTATAAGGATATCAACGAGTCGCTGGCTGGTGTGGCCTACCCTGCTATCCGCATCAATCGTGAGAATAACGAGGCTCTGATTATTGCCATGCAGAATGCGGAGGTGTCTATCGGCTATAAAGGGTTTAGGAAGAATAAAGCAGGTGAAAAGCTCTCTGAAGACGCAGACGATGCAGTACGCCTGGAGTACAGAACGGACGGCACCGATGCGTTTGACTCGCTCTATATAGGCTGCCGTTATCACCTCACTAACATGTCTGGTATGTGCTTACCGTTAGGTGATTAGTGTGTCCTGTCACTGTGCCCAGCGGTTTTTCGCTGGGAGTTTTGTCCCTAACTCCTGCGTCTTTCCATCTATCTTTGCTCAAAAATAAATAAAATTCTAAACCCTATTTAGTATGTCGCAGTTATCTATCTCCTACCAGCACCCGAAGTATGTGTCAGACATCTTCGCTGGGAGTGTTATCATTGATTGCACTTTCCCGACTGAGGGATTCCACCTCGTAACGGTAGAGTCCAGTAAGGACCAGGAAAACTGGTCAGTGTTCCAAAGCCAGGTCGTTGACCTCAATCTCTCGTTCAAGGTGAAGTCACCGTCTAAGTCGCTTTTCTTCCGTCTTACCATGAGTAAGCAGCCGACGGCCATCAATATCGACACGATTATTGATGATACCACCACCAAGGAGGATATTGAGAATGTCATTGAAGAGAAGTGTGCTGACGTGGCACTTTCTGGCAAGGCAAAGGATGTGACGCTGACGGCTATCACCGGCCTTGTGGCTACGCAGGTGCAGGCTGCCATTGCAGAGCTGCTGGCAAAGATCATTTCTCTGGGTGCCGCTATCTCCTATGAGGGACAGGTTGCCGACTATGCTCATCTGCCGTCTTCCGACTTGAAGAAAGGCCACATGTATAACGTGGTAGCGGCTAATGATAAGATTCCCGCCGGCACCAACTATGTTTGGAATGGTGAATCATGGGATCCGATGGTAGGTCAGATCGACCTTACGCCGTTCCTTACTTCTACCGATGCCGCAAATACCTACGTTGCCCTTGATGCAAGTGCTACGAATGCCGGCTCTGACATCGTGCGCCTGCTGGGTGTCAATAGCCAGGGCAAGGCTATCTCTATCACGCCGAAAGCCATTGTCGAATACGTCATCAAGTCGCTCATGGATGATGACCTGCTCGCTGTATAGCATTGTTTAGTCACTGTTCCCAGCCGTTCTCGGATGGGTATAAAGAGTAAAGTATGAAAAGACTGAATAACTCTCAACCGCTGGCAGTCACTACGACCTACAGACCGCTCAACACCGCAATGCACATTGAGGTGCTGGGTGGCCTGTCAACTGTGCAGTTCTATCGTCAGACGGTGCAGCAGTGGATTCCTGACCATTCCGTTGTGCCGGTCATTGATGAACACGGTACACAGACAGATGGCGCATTGCGACTGAAAGCGGTTTACAGTATCATCGACCCCGACAACAACCTGAATACTGATACACTCGTGCCTCAGATATTCTGGTATGTCAATGGGGTGCAGGTGACTTCCACCGATTCAACTCAGGACTATTACATTGCCGGTAATATCCTGTATGTCCGTAAGAACTTCACACATCAGCTGGGAGCGAACATCTATTGTGAGTGCCGCTTTACCGACACTCGTACATCGTCGCCCTTCGTGCTGTCTGATACGCTGCCGCTGTCGGCCATCCTACAGGCTGATGAGCAGTGGAGCATCAATATCCTGTGTGACCGTACTCGTAAGCACTTCCCGCTTCATGCCGCTACGACTATCTACACCTTCGAGGCAGAAGCACGTCAGGGTAGTGCTGACAAAACGGATGCGGTAGCATGGTTCTGGGACTATTCTGTTGATAATGGCGTGCATTGGCTGACCATCAATAATGATTGCCTCTGGTATGTCAGCGGAAAGAATACGGCTACGCTGTCTATCGACGCAGACTTCATAGACAATCTGATGGTGCGCTGTCGTATCGGTATTGCTAACGGTACGTCAACAGCGGCTCCAGACCTGCCTAATGAGGCAACGGCCTGTATCGCGTGGCGTTATCCAAAAGTGATACCTACGGTATTCTCTTATGGAGGCGACCGAGTGTTTGCCGAGAACTCCTTTATGACTTTTGGCCTGATAGTACATGTGGCCAAGCATGATGACATGACGCTCGAACAGAAGCGTCATTGGCTGATGTGTGATTGGGCGGTACGTCGCCAGGGTAGCAATGACGCGCCGGTGCCGCTGGGTGCCTATGGCCTGGAGGTCGTGGTACCAAGACAGTACATCTACGACAATGCCGGCACTAAGTTCATCGTGGATCCCCGTTGCTCCATTCGTGGACCCTACGACATCCTGGCTGACCCGTCAGGCGAGGTGTTCCAGTCTGCATCTGGCCATGAACTCGCTGTAAGAACATAGTAATAACCCTTTAATATTCACAAAAGATGAAAAAAGCGAAAACTTCTCTTGCGTCTGGTGAAAACATAGCCAAGGTGTTGTGTATGACCAGTCAGGACAATCTCTACGAGGCTACGCCCGAAGAGGTGAACAACAGTGCCATTCCATCTACTGTTGTTGGTGCGCTTGCTTCCAGCTTCACACTGGAGCAAAACTCTAATCCGGCCTTTGTGGTCAATAATCGTGGTGCTGCTGAACTCTATCAGTCTCAGATGGGTGGCTATGCCTTCTTTATCAAGGATGGTAAGGTGTATGCTGCAAAGCTGAACGGTGCTGATTGGACGAAGTTTGCCGATGGTACGGCGTTTACTACTGCACTTGAACAGGTGTGCGAGACGATGGTACATGTGCCTGATTGTCACTTCAAGGGTGAGGGTAAGACGCTGCATTTCGGTGGTACTGTGCCTATCGACGGTGGCAAGGTCTTCGATTCACCTCAATGGGTAGGTGCCTACAAAATCTGGTATGATACAAGTGGCAAGGCACACAGCCGTCCAGACAAGGCTCCGAAGCACTCACAGACAATGAGCCAGTTCTGGGCTGCCGCTCAGTTGCTCGGTTCTGAGTGGGGATTGGCTAACTACGGCTTCCATTGCCTGATTAACGCGCTGTTCCAGGCCCGCTATGGTAATCTGAACTCACAGAGCGTCATCGGTGCCGGCTTCCAGACATCTTCATGGGAGGCTGCGCGTGACGTGCCTATGGGCTTGCTGAAGCATTTGGGCGACGGTAGCGGTAATGTGTACTACACTGATGCCACTATTGGCGACCAGTACCCCGTGAAGCTCTTTGGCTTTGAGGATCTTTGGGGCAAGCTCTGGGAGTTCCGTCCTGGCATCCGCTTCTACATGGATAACGATGTCCTTAAGGCTGTGGTCTATTCCGGCAACCAAGTGAGCAATACGGCTACTGGCCGCGAGTTTGTCTGTTCCGTACAGTCTGCATCAGGTGCTTACGTCAAGAGCATGGAGTGCGGAGAGTTCTGGGATATGATTGCTCAGAACGTCACGGGTGGCGGTAGCACTACATACTATTGTGATGGGTATTGGGCCGCTACGGGTGGTCAGCTGCTGCTCGTCGGGGGTCTCGCGAATCGCGGTGCGCTATGCGGTCTCGCGTCTGCGGCCTCGGATGGCGCTTTCTCGCACTCGAGCACGACCATCGGTGCTCGCCTGGCCTTCTACGGGGAGCCGGAAATCGTGAGCGGAGCACAGTTGGTGGCCTTGACCGCGTAAGCGGGTCATGGCCAGCCAGCTTGTGCTGCCGCTCCTGCTGGCTGGCCGACCCGTTTCTCTCTCCTGAGTGTTAAGGATGCTGCTGTGACACAGCAGCCGAAAAACAGAATAATAACAATAAAAAGAATCACCAAGGGAAATCGTCCTGCAAGGGCTGTCCCGAAAGAGAAACTGAAGACGAAAAGGTAAAAGGTCATACTTCCTGAACGCACAAAACAAAAAATCAATAGCCCCTCTGCTTGCAAAGAGTTGGATTAGTTCGAGTTTTCCTTCTACAGCTTTGTGGGACCAACAGAGAGGCAGGGGATCGGAAACGACCCCGAAAAGGCGATAAATCGTGGAGCTGCTGAACGTCGGGGGTAACGCGAATAACGGTGCGCAATGCGGTCTCGCGTATGCGAACTCGAATAACGCTTTCTCGAACTCGAACACGAACATCGGTGCTCGCCTGAAATTATACACTTAAAATATCCACTGTTTATCCCTACAGATCTCGTGAAGACCACTAAGGATGAGCACACGATTGAGCCTGACTCGATGGAGGGGTGAAAACCCTGACAGAGCAAACACATAAAGGCGTAGGGTATGAAATAGAGTCCCCTCGCGTAAGTAAGCAATGCAGTTGTACGCATATACCGAAAGCCCGTGAGCCGAGAAGTGTAGAAGGCATGACCAGAAACCAGTCAAGTATGTGGCTATGTCATAGCCACCATAAGAAAAGGCATAAATGGCAGAAGAGTTGGCATATAAGCGCAAAGCCCGCCTCCGTGGTAAGAACCGCAAGGTGCGCATCGCCCAGGTCTATGACTTTGGCAATCTGCGCGTGGCTGACCATGATGCACGTCGTGGCAAGGAGGCTCATAAAGGTGTGCGTATCTTCGACCGTGACGCAGAGGGCAACCTCCAGACTTTGCAACAGCAGTTGATGACGGGCACCTATCACACCTCGCCTGGCCATGAGTGCATACGTCATTGTCCGTGTGGCAAAGACAGACTGCTGCATAAGCTGCCGTATTTTCCTGACCATATTGAGAACCATGCGCTGATGCAGGTCATAATGCCCATAATGATGCGGGCATACTACTATGAATCTTCGGCATCCATCAAGGGCAAGGGTATGCACTTTGCGGCACACCGTACTGAGCAGTTTATCGACGCTCATAAGTATGCCGGTCGTTTATACTATGCCAAGCTGGATTTCGTGAAGTTCTACCACAACATCAATCAGCAGAAAATCTATGATGTGCTCTGCAAGAAATTCTCTGATCCTGGCATCCGCTATCTCATCTATGAGATCGTGACGGCATGTGAGCAAGGATTGGGCATCGGACTGTTCCCCATACAGCCCATGGCCAACTACTACACCTGTCCGCTGTGTCGCCTCGTGATGGCCCTGTTTGATGTGTGGATGGAAATCTATTGTGATGACATGGTGATTATTGGCCTTGACAAGAAAGAGGTGTGGAAGGCTGTAAACTTTATCATGGAATATGCTAACGATGTGATGGAGCAACCGCTGCATGACAATATCGGTGTGCAGATCATTGATGAGCACCATGGCCTTGATTTCGTCGGCTATCAGTTTTTCTTCAATCATACTCTTCTGCGCAAGCGCATGAAGGCAAAGTTCAAACAGAAGCTGCACCGCCTGAAAGACCCTATGCGTCGCTATCAGGCTGCAACTTCCTATAAGGGATGGCTGTTGCACTGCAATGGCTTTAACCTCTGGTGTAAGGTAATGGATATGAAATCATTTAAGGATCTGCAAGTACCGAAGTTCGAGAAAAAGGACGCTGACGGCAAACGCATGTTGGAGGGTACGAAAGTGTCTGCATCTATGCTATGCGGACGCGAAATCATCTTTACGGATGTAGAGCTGGGTGTGAAGTCGAAGTATAAGAAGAATGCGGCCATCGTACAGGTGGAAGACAACGGACAGAAATTCAAATTCTTTACTTGTAACCAGAAACTCATTCAGACGCTCGACTACATCAATGCTCACGATGGATTCCCATTCACGGGCACCATTGTACGCTGTAACGCTGCCGGTCTTCCCGACTACGAGATAACATAACCACCGTTCCCAGCCGTTATCTGCTGTGGTTGGCATCGAGATAAGAAATATCGTATAACCCCTTAAAATAAAAAACAATGAAGAAATCAGAGTTTACCGAGAATCCGGCTCCCGTGGAGTTAGAGGGAACCGTGCTCCGCATCTGCTTCGACACTGAGGAAGTGGATCAAGTGATTAACAATGGTGAGGAAGGACAGGAGTCTGAGACCCGTAAGGTATATCTGGCTTATGTCATCCGTGTTTCTAATCCGTTTACCCTGGAGAATGTCACCAAGGCATTGCTGAAAGAGGGCTTCGATGAGTTCAAGGCTGTGGCCGTGGCTGCCGAGGCACTGCTGACGGCTAATGAGGCAGGCTTACTGCCTGGTAACGCGCTGGAACTGGCCCGTCAGATGCAGATAGCTCGTATCAGTGAGTATGATGCTTCTGATGCCGTCAACCAGTTCTCTTATGACGGTGTTCCCATGTGGCTCGACAAAGACACTCGTAATGGACTGATTGCCCGTCTGAATGCTGAGAAGGCTGTGGGTAAGACTACATCGACGCTCTGGCTCGGTACACAGTCGTTTACCATCACGCCCGATGCTGGTCTTCAGATGCTTTCGGCCCTCGAAGTCTATGCCAGCAAGTGCTACGATAAGACGGCTGAACACAAGGCCGCTATCGCCGCTCTCAATGATGTGGATGCCATTAAGTCCTACGACTTCACACAGGGCTATCCCGCTCACTTGGAGTTTTAATGTATAGGTGCCCATGACTGCATTACTCCTACTCTCCGTGCTGATAGCTGTCCTCTATGTGGGGACGGCTATCTACCTGCACCGCGAATTGCCTGCGTCTATATCGCACATGGTGTTTAACCTCTCCAAAGGTTATCAGTTCGTGTGGACGCTCTTCATCTGGTCGATGGCCTTTGGTATATGTCCTGCATTGCTCGACGCGCTGGATGGCTCCATCTTCCAGTTTGTAGGATTCCTGACCATCGCCGCTCTCGCTTTCGTGGGAGCAATGCCGCTCGTGCGACATGACCCGAACACAGCGCATAACATCCTGGCCATTGCTGCCGGAATTGGCTCCCAGCTGTGTGTCATGCTCATTTGTCCCTGGTGGCTCTTGCTTTGGTTTGTCCTGGTGCCGCTTATTGCCTCTTCGACCATGCGCATCCTTGAGGGTAAAGGAATCTTCATTCTTGAAGTCCTTTGTTACATAACACTCATCGCTGCCATTCTCACCTCATAAATGTTTCGTATGCTGTGGCATCGCCACGGTCCTAAAAAGAAAAGAATATGCCAGCTCCAACAATTTCCAATCATTTTGCCATCACTGCCCTTCAGGAAGGTATCACCGTGCAAGGCTCTTTGCGCATCGACGGCACGCTCTCCCAGAACTGGAATAACAATACCCAAAAGGCTATTCCTAACTGGAAAGCGACGCAGGCCGATCCCAATCCCAGCCAGCCGCGTGTCTATCCCGTCATCCGTAAGGGTGTGCAGTATATGAACAACTCACAGTTGGTCAATACGCATTGGCTCTATAACGATGTGGTGATTACCTTTGACAATAGTGGTAATTCTACCAACTTCCTTGATGCTAACAATGATCCGCTCTTCCACGTCGGCACTACTACGGTGTCACTTGGTGGCTCCAGCTACCTGGTGCCCTGTCTGACGGTCATCGCTAACCTGGCTTCGCCTACCAACATTGACCTTGATACTATCGGCTATGAGGGTTCGGTGGAGATTCTGGGTAAGCAGCAGCCGTTCCAGTGTCAGGTGGATGTCAAGATTGCTCAGATGTCCGCACAGGGATTCTTGGGCCTGCTGTCGCCTGAGTCAGCCATTATCACCGCACAGGATCAGGCTGTCACCGTCACGGCCTCGCTCTATGGCGAGGATGGCCAGTCGCCTGCTACATGGTACTGTAAGTGGTACAATGCCGGTACGGGTGATGAGTATGTGGCTGCAAGAAACAACCACTCCGTCACGTTCTATGGCGCAGACTTCGTGGATAACCTCATTCTCCGCTGTGATTTCTTTACGGATGCAAGCTATAACAACCGTGTGACAACGGCCTTTGCATCCATTGATGATACGCAGGATCCTGAGTATCTGTATATCTCGCTCAATGGTTCCAACAGCGATTTCAGCGGCCAGCTGTCACCAGGTGAGTCATGCACCGTCACGGCTTGGGTGGCCACCATGGAGGATGCAACGGCTATCAATACGCAGTACACCAACTTTACCTGTGTATTGTACGACGGCCAGCAGAACGAGATTACCAGTGGCCCGACAATGACCACCTCTTCCAATCGTGGTACTATCGTGCTACCCTACGACTTCGTGGCTCAGTCTGGCTATAAGGTCAACGGTATCGTCACCGCCTCTTAGTGCGCCTGTCCCCTACTCTCGTGCCCGCTGGTTTCCCCCAGCGGGTTTATTTTGTCCCTACCTTTCCCCCCGTTTCCCCTATCTTTGCTCAAAAATAAGATGCAATGAATCCAGTCATATCACAGACATTTGCCGTTACAGCAGTGAAGCCCACCATATCGGTGGATCACATCGACAATTACTATATCACCGAGGCTTCTGGCATAATGCCAGCAGTCAGCGATTCACGCTGGCAACTGGTCCCCGATGGTCAGCAGGTGCCCGTTCCTACGGCATCGGCTCCGTATCTGTGGCATAAATACATCACCTACCTTACCGATGGCTCTGCGCTCGATCCCATCGTGGAATTTGCCGGTTCGCTGGGGCAGAATGGTTTTGACTATGACCTGGTGCCGTCGCATTCGGCTATCATCAAGGATGCCAACGACAATCTTTCACCGGCCAACGTCTCTTGCTCGCTCATTAAACGTAATGCCGATGGTTCTGCTGAAACGCAGTCAGTGGTGCCGTCGGGCTACAGCGTCATTGTCTATCGTGACAACACTTCATCGCCTTATACGCTGGGTTCTAACGTCTCTACTGCCGGCATTACATCGGTTATCACATTTGTATTGAAATATGGCAATATCGAGGTGGAGCGTCACGATCTCCGCGTCATTGCCGAGGGTGCTGAAGGTCTTACTGGTCGTGGTATTCAGTCACAGGACACTCGTTTCAAGGCTACAACGACCAACAGTATTCCCGCCACTCCTACCAACGATAATACATGGAATACCTGGTCATCGCTCGCTTCCTGTGGCTACTCGCAGTCAACGCCCTACCTCTGGAAATGTATCAAGACGGTGTATCTCAATGGTAATGGCACTACCGAAGCGGAATATCTTGTTGAAGGCCCTACGGTATGGGGACAGGATGGTGCAGATGCTATCTTCATCGACCTGGATAATGAAATGGATGCCATACCGTGTGACAGCACTGGTAAGGTCACGGCGGCTACTACGCTCGTGACCTATGCCCGCCTATATCGTGGCTCTGCTATCATCAATGATGGCCTGACGGCTCCTGTGGCTGCCAACTGCAAGTTGGGTCCTGTCACACCTACCATCACGCCCCAGCAGGACGGTGCCTATAAACTGGAATGGGTGTTTGCTATCAATACACAGCTGTCTGCCGACCGTCTCACGGCCAGCATTGCCATCGGCTATGCCAGTAAGTCCTATCCTGCCGTCTTCACGGCCAATGTCGTGAAGTCTGGTGCGCCTGGTGTCTCTCCGGCTATCTATCAGCTCTTGCTCTCGCAGAACGATGCTTCTTTTGCGCGTAACAGCAGCAACCAGCTCACACCGGCTTCTATCTCTATCCGTTGTGGTTACACCAAGAATTACAATGGCTCTATCGTAAAGCATGACGGAGACCAGGCTTCAGACCTTCAGAATATCGACGGTACTTATAACATCCTCTACCGTGCCATTGCTGCTAATGGCTCCCCTGGTAATTGGGCATGGATGAAAGACCTCTCTTCGTCTAACTTCTACTTGGTTATCCCCAACAGCACCACGAATACGGCTTACGAGTTTATCTTGACTACCGCTAACTCTGCTTCAGCTGTGGCAGAGTCAAACATCTTTGACCGTGAAACGCTCCCCATCAACAAAGACGGTTTGAATGGTGCCCCTGGTGAGTCTGCATTGATCATCGACCTGGATAACGAACAAGATGCTTTTGGTACCAAGGCCGACGGTAAGATAGCAGCTTCTGTCTCGCGTGAGACCACTGCCTCGATGTTCTACGGTATTACACCGCTGTCTGCTACTTATTCAACGACGAAAACCTATGAGGATGGTACGACATGCGGCTCTGAGGTGTCTGTGGATGTCAACTCTGAGACGGGAAAGATAACTGTCACCATGGGGAGCACGTCGCATGTCTATAACAAGACTATTTTCATTGATATAACAGGTACGGCCAGCGGTTACACTGACAAACCAAAGACGGCCCGATTTACCATCCAGCCCCAGGCTGCCGGTACTGATGGCCTTACGCCTGTCATCTATCAGCTGATGCCGTCACCGTCTTCACTATCATTTGCGCGTAATGCGGATGGTACGCTGAACATGGCGAACAATGTCATCACGGGCTATGTGAAGAAAATCGTGGACGAAGAGACTACTATCCTTAGTTCGCTCTCTGGTTATCGCATCTACTATGGCTATGGCAATCCAGCCACACCATCCAATTTTATCAGTGTGGGTGGTACGATTACCGTCTCTGCCTCTAATGCGGCCTCTTATGCCTCGCTGGTCCTGGAACTGTGGAAGATGAACGGCTCTACGAAGGAAAAGCGTCTCGACCGCGAGACTATCCCCATCAATAAGGAGGGTCAGAAGGGACAGCAGGGCGACCCTGGAGATACGCCATTCATTATCGACATCGACAATGAAATGACTTCTATTCCTATTAGCACCGATGGTAAGGTAGAGTCTCAGATCACACTCGACTTCCACCTGGCGGCTTATTATGGCTCTACCAATGTCATCAACGACTGTACGGTGTCGCTTGTGGGTACTGCGCCCACTGGCTTCAATGTCGATGTAGTAACGGATAAGACTACACCTCGTATCGTCATTGCTGCCAACACACAGCCTGCCGAGATTACTGAGCTGCGCTTCCAGGTGGTGCATAGCGACTATGGCACCCGTCAGACAGTTTTCTCTATTGCTGCCGTGAAGTCCGGCGGCAAGGGTCAGGATGCGGTCATGTTCGAGCTGCTGCCGTCTGATACGGCTGTCACCATCGGACGTGACAATAACGGCGACCTGAATCAGACTACGGCTACATTGAAGTGCGGCTATACCAAGCGCATAGGCAATCAGACTCCATCAACAAATTCGGATGTCAGCAGCTCTTTCGATGGTTACAATATCTATTTTCGTCGTAAGAGTCGTAGTAATGGTACATGGTCTTCATTCTATCTCTACTCTTACTATAAGTCGTACTACCTCACTGATTTCTCGGTAACAACCTATTCCGACATTCAGTTTATCATCTGTACGAATACCTCTTATACGGTAAGTGAGGGGAATGTCACGGGCCTTATCGACCGTGAGACGGTGCCTATTGTGCTCGATGGTCAGAAGGGTAAGCAGGGAGATAATGCCTTTGTGCTCGACATTGACAACGAAATGGCTGCTATCCCTGTCAATGAACAGGGAAAGACTACTGGCGTTTTGGCTCTTGATTTCGGACTCAATGCTTTCTATGGTACTACATCGGTACTTAATGATTGTACGGTAACTGTCGATGGATCTGCGCCCAATGGCTTTACCGTGGATCTGACCGATAAGTTCAATCCGTCTATCAGCATCGCTGCCAATATCCAACCTGCCGAAGTAACTGACATTGTACTGAAGGCCGTACATGCCACCTATGGCACCCGCTACGCCACCTTTACCGTCTGTGCTGTGAAGTCCGGCGGTCGTGGTGAGGATGCTGAAATCTATCAGCTCAAACCCAGCCACACCGCTCTCCAGTTTGCCCGTAATAGTAGTGGCAATCTCACAGGTTCCTATACACTGACCTGTCAGATTCAGAAGACGGTTGGCTCTACAACCTCTAACCATGATTCACTCTCTGGTTACTATATTTACTATGGTTGGGATGGTGCAGCAAGCCCTTCAACATCTTTGCCTACCTCTGGCCGTTCTGTTGGCACCTCCGAGGCAGCCAGCCATACCAGCGTAGTGCTTGAACTGTGGCGTGGCCAGCGTAGTGCTTCCGGCTCCGTCCGTCTCGACCGCGAGACCATCCCTATCCTGAAGGATGGTACAAAGGGCGGTCCTGGCGATAATGGCAACGGTATCGCCAATATCTATTTCTATCGTATGTTTACGCAGTCATTCGAGGCTCCTGCTGAGAATGATAGCGGATGGATTGCATCTACCAGTGGCTCTTATCCAACCGAGGCCGGACTGACAAAGGAAAACCGTTACCTTTGGCAAAAGAAGTTGACTTCCTACACACGCTCTGACACGCCAACTATTGAAATATCTCTTTTGGCACAATTCGACACTGGCGTACAGGAAAACCTACTCGAAGACACCGCTTTCCTCTCTGAAGGTCAGATGGAGGCGTGGACTGACAAGAATGGCGGTATTGGTGTGAATACCGTTGGTTCTCATAACTCTTTCGGTGGTACGCCTGTATGGGAAAACCTTTATACCGAATTGCTCAAGCAAAATGTCTATGAATATGGTGTGTTGCAAAAGCTGAAGGCAAATACTTGGTACACGCTTTCATTCTGGGGTGCTATGCAGTCGTATCAGGATTTGCTTTCTTCATCGGTATATAACGGTTCTGATGGCGGTTCATACTGGCAGATAGGTGCTTCCCGTCGTGGTTTCTGGTTGGAAGCTGGCCAGCAGGCTATTGTGACGGTAACGGGACGTTGTTATTCATCAAATGTCTATCTTAAAGTCTTTGGCTTTGAACAGAATTGGGAATCAGGATTAACGTCTTCAGTAACATTTACTTCTACCAGTTCACAGACAAAATCATTCCTGGTAAAGAATACATCTTCGGCTAATAAGTATTTCTATGTCGAAGGATATGTATATCTTAGTAGCGACGATTCACAGAATACCTATACCGACATCAACCACCGTTGCTATATCACATTGATTCGTGTGGATCGTGGTTGTAAGATGGCTTCTTATCTTTATCGTTCTGATAATGGTCAGGCTGTGCAGCACTCTTCGTCGGCTCCTTGGTATGTGGATGGTAAGAAATATACGGCTGCCACAACTATTCCTAATCCTACTGGTGGACGTAATGTAACGCTTGTTGATGGCACTACAGCTAATGTGCAGGATGGAACGCTTGTAGGATTTGCGGATGATGGTTATGTCTATTGGCAGTTGAGTCCTGGCCATTATCGTCATTCCGTGACATTCAAAACACCGTCTTCGCTTTCTACGTCTGCTCAATATAGGGTACTCTTCCGTCTGATCTCGCGCTCACATTATGGTTGGATCTCTATGCCCAAGCTCGAAGAGAATACCATTGCTACAGATTGGATAGAGAATACCAATGACCGCATGGCTGATGACATTCAGCATGTCTATGATGGTCCCTGGGAGTCAGGAAAGACATACTTCTATGGTGGTGGTACAGGTGTTCGTCATGTAGTCCGTGCCAAGGAAAGCGTCAGTGGTGCTATGACCTACTGGCGTATGAAACAGCGCACAACTTCCAGCGGTTACACTTCCACCACACAGCCCTACAATGACACATCGCATTGGGAAAAGGCTTCATACTTGAAGTTCCTCGCCTCTGACTTTGCGCTCATCGAAAACGCCATTATTAACTTCCAGCAAACTAACCGCATCCTGGTATATAACTCTGCCGGCAATGTTGCTGCTGGTATGGGTGGTGCAGAAGGAGGCTCTAATGATTATCCCCTCTGGGTGGGTGCAGACTATGCTAACCGTGCCACCGCTCCATTCCGTGTAACTTTGCTTGGAAAAATGTATGCTTCTGGTTGTGTAATCTCTGGTGACAGTATATTTGAAGGTACGTTGAGAGGTGTTACAGGTTCTTTTAAGTCCCTGAATTGCGTAAATGATTCAGGAACAATAACGGGTGCTATCAGATTTGGCAGTGATGGTAATCTGTGGCTTGAAGGCGATTTGTATGCTAATGGAACCAAAAATAATCGTAGCTATCGTTTCTATACTGCTGACATTTGGTGTCGTGGCCATTTCGCTGCAAGGCAAAGATTGACATTGGTTGTTTGTGGTTCTTATGGTTATTACTTCCCAAAAGGATTACCGTCAACATGGGACGTATCTAATGCTGTTTATGTTTCATTCTCATCTGTAACATCTAATAACAATACTTACTATCGTATTCCTTGTTATAGCCCAGATGGTTATAGTGCGCTTGCAGGTATGCCAGTAGATACCGTGTTGTTTAGAATTACGCTTAGTACCACTTATCGCTACTATTTCGGACTGGCCGCTTCACAAAGAATTGTTGTAGCAAATATCAATGATGAACAAAACAATGTGATAATCTGCTGCAATGGAAGAGACATTACATGGAATGGTGGTGAAATCAACTTTGTTCAGAATATGGGATATGGCATGATATATCCTGCCAAGGCAAGTAACGTAATCGGAGGTGGTCATGTGGTTGGCGCATTCCGAGATAATGATTGGAGATAACAATTAAAATTACATCAATATGAAAATCAATTTCGATTCAATTAAGGTCTATACTGACCTGGGTAAGACACAGAGTGTTACGCAGAATATGCGTAAGGAGTTTGCTAACTTCATCTACACGCAAGGCAACGGTATTGCTGCCCATGCCCTCGCGCTGAAGATCTACAACGGTACGCCTGATACCGACTACGACGAAAACGAAGTGGCGATCATTCGTCAGTTCGTGGATAACTGTACTCCCTGCGTCATTGACGCTTTCCATGAAATGCTCAATTCATAAATTCATAAATCAATGAAGAAAGACTTTCTAATCATCTTTGGTACTCCACACCTCCTGACTACTCCAGGCAAGGGTGCTCCTGATGGTTCCATCCGCGAACCAGTCTATTGCCGTGAACGTATCAAGTCTATGTGTGAAAAGCTCCGTGCCTACGGCTACAATGTGGCTATTGACTACGAAGATCTGAATCTTCCTGAAGGTATGCGCACAAAGGACTGGAAGCTGGAACAGAACCGTGAGCTGTCTATGCGTGTGCGACTGGTCAACGACCTCTGTAAAACCTACGATTGCATCTATGTTAGCGTCCACCTCAATGCTGCTGGTGCCGATGGCAAGTGGCATGGTGCCGGTGGATGGTGTGCCTACACCTCGCCTGGTAAGACCAAGGCCGACAATCTCGCTGAATGTCTCTACGATGCTGCTATCCCCAACCTTCGTGAGTATGTGGATATCATCAGCACAGGCAAATTGCGTGGTGAATACACCGACAAACAAACACCTATCCGCATGGATAAGTCAGATGGCGACCGTGACTTGGAAGCAGCCTTCTATGTGCTGAAACACACATCCTGCCCTGCTGTCCTCACTGAAAATCTTTTCCAGGACAATAAGCGCGATGTGCAATATCTGCTCTCTGATGCCGGCCAACACGCTATTGAGCGTCTGCATATCGAAGGCATCCTGAACTACATCAAAAAGTATGTTCCGTATGCTGTTGTACCACAACAGCCCACCCATTAGCCCCATAAAGTAATGAAACAAGACCAATACTTCCGCGATTTCCAGAAGCTCTGCATCGACATCCTGGCTCAGTCTGATAACTGCCAGGAGTCGCAAGATCTTTTCCGTGCCTCTCGCTCTGTTCCAGAACTGGTGACGGCATGGCAACGCTTCTGGGCCGGTGTGCTGCATGAGGTGCCCGAACAGGTCATTAAGGCTTTCGGTGCCCTCTATCCCGTCTATCGGGATGATATTCTTCGTGCCGGCTTCTATTACAACGAGGCACCACCCATCGACGCGCCCGCCTCAATGGTTCTCATCGGCAATGCCCCTTTGCCCGAAACATCGGCTTCGGGTTCTGAAGCCCCCGTGCCCCTCACCATTGCTGGCCGCCACCGTGTCTATGTCCTGGGCGACCTCCCCATCACCTGCACCGAAAACGCCAACGTCCACATCGTTGCTGACTCTGCCAATGTGACCCTCACAGGTAATGCCCGTTGTAACATTGAGCGTGGTACCGTCACCGCTCGTGGCCGTGCCATCGTCTCAGGACGTGGCACCATCCATTGTTACGACTCCACCACCATTCTTGCATACGGTGGTATAGTCCATGACCATGGCCACCTTGACATTCGGGCCTACAATGATGCCACCATCTACTCGTTTACCAACCGTCGCATTGAATTTCACGATAATGCCAAACTGATTTATGAATAGTCATATCGCCATCACAGCCCTCAAAAACGGTCGCCAGCAGCCGCTGAATCTCGGCGACGATTTCAGCATCGACATCGACGATCAGAATCCGTTGTTTAACGACAACGAAATGTTTTCGTACCCCTGCCGAATGCCTATGGAGGGCAACCGTTTCCTGCTGGGCAACATCGACGATCCCGCCAACATCGACCGTCCAGTTGGTTTGGAGCATACGAAGATGCGTATTGTGGTCGATAACCAGCCTTTCCGCTCCGGCACTCTCGTAACTGCCGAAGATGAAGAAATCGACACCGCTCTCACTATGAATATCACGGCCTCTGAGCACTCTATTGATGACCTCATAGGCGAACTGCAATGCCGTGACGTTCCTCTGAAGGATCGTATTCTCATTGGTGAGAAAATCGGAGCTGTGAAGGCGCATATTAACTATGATTTCCAAATCAAGATAACATATAGCGGTAAGAAACCTGATGAAATCCATTCCATCACTTCACAGCGTAGTAGTGATGCAGAATTTTCGCCCCAAGCTCTCGGATTCTCTTATCCTGGCCGTTGTGTCACTCAGTCAGGCACCAAGGAGAAAGCGGTAAAGAGTAAGGAAGAGAGTTACGGCGACGATAAAAAGGTGATTATTCCCCAGGTGCAGACTTCGTTTATCAATGTAAGCGATGCCTACCCGACGGCGAAATACTGTAATGCCCGTGTCTGCTATACGCACTATGACATCGACGAAGACGGTAAGACAACCTCTAAGGCCAGTCCGAAGACAAAGCACACAGGACCTAACGACCACTGGCCGTATTGGGTGCTGGAGGCCGACCGTCCTCAGTCTGGCATCTGCTTCTATGTGCTTTACTTCCTCGACTGTCTTTTCTCGTTCCTGGGTGTCAGCTTTGACAACACCGAATTGCTGAAGGTGGAAGACATGCGCCGCTTGTGCTTCTTTACGACACACTGCAAGTACGATGAGGAAAAGAAGTACCCTAACGTGGATGGTTATTTCCAAACGGTTAATGAGGTCAACGAATGGCTGGAGAGTCGTGGCTGTGGTGGTAAGTTTGTAATCTCTGACGTAAAGGGTAAGCAGCTCGACGATTGTGAATACCATTATTACAATCCGTTCAACGGTCAAACGTATAATGGCCATGCTACTGTAGGTGTGGACGGTGTGCAGTCTATCACTGTTGAACCGACAAAGACGGGCGAGAGTTTGAAGGCTGATATCATGCTGATGTATGCTAACAGCGACAACTTCCCCGACGAAGCCGTGAAGACGGTGCTGGATTCGCTCTGGGCCTCGTTTGGCATCAAGTTCGAGTATAATTATGAGAAGAAACATGTCCGTGCCTACTTTGCCCGTGATGTGTTCCGTGACCAGCAGGATCCCATCGACTTCCCAGGCCGCGTAATCTCCATGAAAAAGATTGCCGAGAAGATTACGGGTGTCAGCATGAAGTATAGCAGCGAGAGCGATGCAAAGGAGCAGCGTAGTAACGTGAAACAGGGTAAGAAGGATTATGATACGTCCTATGATTATATCGACTATCCTCAGAAATCGACTGTCACCAATAAACACTACGAAGAGATTTTCCGTGCGCCAAAGCTGTCTGGTGGTGAACGCGATAAGACGTGCTATATTGACCGTGCAACTGGAAACAAATACCGTATCAAGGTCAACGGCGAAGCAACAAGCTCATCCGACTGGAAACCGGCTCTCTTTGAGGTGGGTCAGTTCAAGGGTGTAGAGTTGGGCGATTGCTCTGAGTTAAATAAGGACTTCGTGGAGGAAATCGTCAGCGATTTTCAGCCGATGGAGTTTAACGATGTCAACTACCAGACTGAGATTGCACAGGCCAGTGGTACGCATAATGATGGTAGCGGAAACACGGTATCATTGAATACCGACCGCATGGAGCCTATTCTGGCTGCATACATCGACGAAGACATGGAACATGAGTTCATCAAACAGATCATCAAGGAGAGCATCGGTTCCGATTTCGTTGAGTGCTATGCTGAAGAGCAGCTGGAGTTGATAGAAAATTACGACCCCAGCGACACAGACGATGGCAACAGCCCGTTACAGTCTATTGATTGGGGACTTGCTATCGCTATCATGCGTGGTGGTGGCACCAATGCGACCATTCAGACCTACGATTTTAACTACGATGGCTTTGGTAACTCAAAGTGGCGTACTGTCGCCGGCCTCTATGCCCTCACGTCTGATTCTATTGACATGTGGGGTAATGAGTACGACTACAACGGTGTGCAGCCTGGCATCGGTGGTGGTGAACGCTTCTCGCTCAAAATACGCTCATGGGTGCAGCCTGAATGGGCTGACGGGCCGCTTGTGGATCCTGATGTCATCAATACACAGACAGGAGTCATCGAGAAGAAAATAAAATCGCGTGGACTTTTCGACACCTTCATGTCGGAATACTGCAACTTCATCCTGAAACGTCGCAAGTACCG